TCTGGGCTTCGGACCGCGCACTGCCCTGGCGATGAGTGACCGTCATCATCCAGGTCAGGGTCACGCGCAGACTTACACCCAATCGGGCCCCTGGCGGGAGTTGAACCCGCGTCCTCCACCCGTTTCGGGGTGGTGCCAAGTTGCCGACATAGCAACAGGAGCTTGCCTGACTTCGTTCGGGGTTGATGTCCCGTGTGCTCGATGAGCACCACCGTTTTTCCCGAAGCCCTGCGTCTTACACAGGAAGGTCGGAACCACCCGCACGACCCGAGCTGAGAATCCGCACGTCCAGGTCGATTTTCTTCATCCCGTGTACAGGTGGGAGGCCGGGGAGACGACCTCCAGGACCAGGCCGTCGACGGTGACGTCGACGAGCGCGCAGTAGCGCGTCTGGATCGCCCCGACCTGGCAGCCGTCCGTGTTGCAGAACCCCACCGCGGGGTGGTCGGCGTCCTCCTGGACGGGCTGCTGGCACTTGGGGCACAGGTACCGGAGGTATGAGCTCATGGGGCCGATCTACCCGCTGGTTGTGCACCCGGTGGGGATCGAACCCACAGATGCGAGTTTAGAAGACTCGTGCCTTATCCAGATTTGGCGACGGGTGCAAATACACGTAATGGATTCGTAAACGTCGAGGCCAGCCTTACTCTCTTGGTCTGACCATCTTCGGAAGGGGAAAGACGGATAACGAAGCTGCTTCGTATGCCAGATAGCTCGCTAGCAAGTACGTAGTACACACACGTCGTGTTGGGACAGAAGACGGCCACAGCGTCGAACTGATCGTAGCTAGGCGTCTTCGTATGTACTCCGTTGCGGTCGCTCCATATCGAGCGGAGGCCCACCTCAACGACTCCGTCCTTAGCTGCGCGATACTTAACCTGAGTTCGGGCCAGTTTCCCCGTCTCGTCAACCATGATCAAGTCGAACGGTAGATGCTCGCTAATCGGTAGACATATCTGGATCCCATGCCGCATACAGTCCGCGATGACAAACCCCACTCCTGCATCACCCTTATCCTTCGTGTGATGTCGGCCCATGTCGTCTTGTATCTAAGCAGGTGATGGCTTGTCAAGCTGTGCTCCCGGAGGGACTCGAACCCCCACATCTGGCTTCGGAGGCCAGCACCCTGTCCAGCTAGGTTACGGGAGCGTTCGGGGGGAAGAGGATGGCCTGGAGACGCTCCGCTCGCCCGTGACGGGCACGCAGCCTGGCCTCCTCGCCTTCCTCCAGGATGTGGTCGGTGTAGGCGTCACGGAAGCGGGGGAGCGCGTACTCGACGCACTCGCGCAGCGCGCGGAGGTCGTCGGCTCCAAGGCCGGCTACCCGCGCCCGCAGCGCCCAGAGGTCGAGCTCCCTGAGCCGGTCCACGCCGGCCGCGGTGATGTTCCCCTGCCGGTCAAGCAGGCCCCGGCGCGTCAGCGAGAACCGCGTCCCCACGGCCCCACCATGGAAGCTGCGCCCTCGACCCACCAGGTGGTCGGTCGGTCCCCGGCCGGCGCTCGCCGCGCGCAGCATGGTGACCTGCGATGGGCTGAGGGTCTGAGGGGGTCGGGGGGGCATGGGAGGCGCTCCTGTTTCCGTGAGCACCTGGAGCTGAGAGGGTCGTTCCGCCGAGTGGGTAGGCCGTGTGCTTTTTGATGGATCCTTGTTCCAGTGCCTTTACCGTTTGGCTACTCCCCGGTGAAGTCGGGGAGGCAGGAGTCGAACCTGCAATCGCTTGTGTGACCTGCTCGAGGGGCGGAACGAACTTGACGAGAGCTACGGGGTGCTGGAGGCGATCCTCCGCTTGTACGTGCGATCCCTGTGGCAGTTGGAGCAGACGATGTCGCACTTCGCGATCTCGAAGAGTGCGTTCTGTAAACCGACACGTCCTTGCATACGAGATATGGTGAACTTCTTGGTGCCGCGTGCATGGTCGAAGTCCATCACCCACCAGTCGTATGTCCTCTTGCAGTCGGCGCAGGGGACCGTCTTTAGCTCTCGGATGATCTGTTTGATGCCAGCCTGGTACTTTCGCGCCTTGCTGACGTAGTAAGCCTTGTTCTTCTGGTAGTGCCGTCGCACATAGGCTCGATGGCAGACCTTACAGGAGGCGTTGCGGCCGTCCTTCTTCGTCTTGTTCCGAGTGAACTCGTCGAGCGGTTTGTGGGTCTGGCATGTCGCGCAGCGCTTCATACCAGATGTGACTTCATAGTCACTTCGTAGAAGGTGAGCTTCACCGAGTGGGTGGGCCGTGTTGCGTCTTTCGACAGATGGTTGATCTGCTGCCTTACCGTTAGGCAATCCCCCCACAGTGAGGAGGGACCGGGAGTCGAACCCGGATAGCGTCGCGTGTGTGGCCCACACGAGGGGTGAAGCTAGTGCTCCCGGAGGGACTCGAACCCCCATGAACCAGGTTTCGTAGACCTGTGCACTATCCAGTTGTGCTACGGGAGCGGGAAACTTCGTCGAGTGGGAAGACCATTGGTGACAGATTTACGGTCTGCTGCCTCTCCGCGAGGCGTCTCCCCCGTAGAGTGGGGGAGGTTGGAGTTGAACCAACCGGCTTGTAGGGCCTTCTCGAGGGACGAAGTCAGTGCCGTCGGCGAGACTCGAACTCGCTGCCTCCTGCTTACCAAGCAGGCGCCCATCCGTATGAGCCTCGACGGCAGGATCAGTTACCTTCAGTCAAACTTCCTGCGAGTGGCAGTCGTCACAACGTACGCCCGTCTCGCTTAGCTTAGCTAGCGTCAACTCCCACTCGCGACCCATCCTGGCGGCCACGTCCTTCTTCTCCCCGTGAAGAAGCTCGACCGTCAGGCTGACCGGAACGGAACTTCCGCAGCCCACACAGGGAAGTTGATCCTCGTATATGATGTTTTGCTGTGCCATGGTTTCGTCAGGTGGAGGTGGAGGGACTTGAACCCTCGATCTTCGGGTTATGAGCCCACTGCTTTGACCAGCTAAGCTACACCTCCCAGGTGTGTCATGAACCACGCTCTCGACGGCTACCTTCTTGGCATCGGTACTGAAGTCTCCAGGGCGCTTGGAGACGAGGCGGCGATGTTCCGCTTCGTGAACCAGGCGCTCGACGTCATCCAGAAGATCGACGTCGGGGACTACGTGAAGCCTCACCAGGTCACCTACCATCGTACTCACGACCCCAGAAGGCGAACGCCGCGGTCCATGTCGACCAGCGCGTGTCACATGATCGTCGCGGACGTCCCGGTCGAACCCTACCTTACTCGGACGGTGGATCGAGTGGCCCCCCACCTGAGAATCCCCTGAGCGACAAACACCGGGAACTGTTCAGTCGAGCGATGCGCATCGTGCTGGACAAGCCGCTGTCCCTCCTACCCAAGGACCACGGGGCCAAGATCACTCTGGCGGCCAGTCAGGACCCGAAGTTGCGGCACGACGTCATCGCCTGGGGCGGCGACCCCGACAAGCTCCGGGTCTCCCACTGGACCCCGACCTACACCTACGGGCCTGATGCCCTGCACTGCGCGGCCGACATGTGGCTCGACGCTCCGGGCCGGAACTCTCGGTCCAAGCCGACAGCGTCCGACGCACGCGTCGCGCGCCGCCTCGTCCTGAGCGCGCTGCGTCGAACTATCCATTAGGAGGGGTAGTTCTTTCGGCTCGGACGCTGAAACTATCCATCAGAATGGAGTGGGTGCGGAGGGACTCGAACCCTCAACCATCGGCGTATGAAGCCGCCGCTCGACCAGTCGAGCTGCACACCCGAGAACTTGGTAGCCACGGAGGGAGTTGAACCCTCTACCTCCTGGATGTGACCCAGGCGCTCTGCCAGATGAGCTACGCGGCCGTGGTAGGCGCGGAGGGAGTTGAACCCTCGACCCTCGGCTTGTAAGGCCGATGCTGCTGCCGCTGAGCTACACGCCTGTAATCCCTAGTGTCCTACGTGATTCTTCGGCGCGAAGAGGATCGATCTCAACGCCTACGAACGAGCATCCCAGCGACCGGGCGGCGATCCCGGTCGTTCCCGACCCGGAGAAGGGGTCGAGCACCAGTACCTCACCTCCCACGAGCCCGTACGCCTCTATACACCGTCGCGGGATCTCGACGGGGAAGCGCGAGTAGTGTCGCTCCCCTCTGGGAAGTTCGTTCGCCACCTCCCAGACGCTCCCCACCGGAGGGCTCACCCGGAACTCGTGGTCCTCTCGGAGCGCGAGTAGGAGGATCACCTCGTGCTGGCGGTGCGGCCGGCGGCATCGTCCCTCCGGCAGTGGGTTGCGCTTCCGCCAGATGACCTCCCCTCGCAGGAGGTAGCCCAAGTCGCACAGGGCGGCGACGAGCCGATGTGGTAGCGCCAGGAGGCTCCCATACCGGAGCCATGGCACCTCGGGCTTCACGAAGGCCCTGCGCGTCCCCCGCGGCTTGACGTAGGCCGCATTCCCCGCAGGGAGTCCGGCCCGCTGTGGGCCAAGCGTGCTGTACTTGTGCGCGCTCTGAGGGCTCCAGTTCACCGGGGTGTTGTAGGCGTCCCCAAGGTTCACCCACAGGATGCCCCGATGCTTCATCTTGGGTCGCAGGACCTCGAAGACCCTCGCGACCGACCGTAGGTACTCACGGGGATCTGGCTCTTGACCAATCCCTGGGCCCTCGCGCTGTCCCCAGTATGGCGGGCTCGTCACCACTACGTCGACTGACGCATCGGCTAGCGTGGGAACCTGGATGAAGTTGTCTCCAGTCATCACGGTGAGGGAGGGCACCTCTGACTGTACCTGGGGGCGATAGGCGAGGAGCCTTGTAGCCCAACGATTAGGCGGGACGCCCCAACCGCTCTGTCGCGACGTCGCGGTCGCCGGCAAACCCTGTGGACGTTGGGGGAATCGAACCCCCGTCGACGGCTTGCAAGGCCATCACTCTACCGATTGAGCTAAACGCCCTTATGGAATCAAGTGAAACGCATTCGCATAGGTGTCCGCATCCCGCGTCTTTTTCTTCTGCCCGTTTTTCGCTGCGTCTCGTCGGAGAGAGAATGTCGTTTCGCATCCTTGTGTGTCAACACAAGGTACGACATAGCAGGTCGTTCCATCCCAAACTATGAAAGCTTCGATTCGTGACCTGTCGAGGGTGCGACTGTAGTTCTTGCTGACGCACCTAAGCGATAGTACGAGGTGTCCCAGCTTCCACGACGCAGCACGTACCTGTATCCGGTACAGCATGCCAGATGGAGACTCGACGATAAGATCATAAGGTGAGTTCTCTCCAAACGGAACCGAAACTCGATAACCCCGACGTTTAAGGTTTACCAGGACTTCGACCTCGGCAGCCTCACCCTTAACCTTCGTATTCTCGTACATACCTCATGATGCGGCATCATGAGGTTGAAGGGAAGCGGCCCGAGGTTCTCTGAACTTCCCGCCACAGAGAATCCCGAGCGGGGGCCAACCACCCTATGACAGAGACCCTCGGACCAGAGGGTCGTGTCAAGGCCGCACACGGCCGGAGCTGAGCTAGTCCAGGTCCGCGCTGATCCTGGGGGTCCGCGCCCGGTCGTAGGGCTTGCGGGGCCGCCCCTGGCGAGGGTTGCAGCAGGAGCAGGACCGGCCGTGCTCATTCAGGCCGCCCCGCTTCTTGGGGGCCAGGCCGGGCCGGTCGCGTCGGGCCAGCACGGGGGCAGAGTTGCCCACCACCACGTCCTCACCGCGGAAGAGCTTCGCCAGGCTCATCAGGCAGTAGGGGCTGAAGGGCGCGAACAGGGTCGAGACCTCCCGCCGTGAGGCGTTCTTCCAGGCGGGAAACTTGTCGATGCTGTGGCGCATGGTCTCTCCCTTCTGCCCTCGTGGGCGACTTGTCTGGTGGAGTCGAGGGGAATTGAACCCCTGCTACCTGCGTGCGAGGCAGGCGTGCTACCGCTATCACTACGACCCCATGGTGCGGAGTGGAGGACTTGAACCTCCCACCTCTGGCGTGTCACACCAGCGCTCTACCACATGAGCTAACCCCGCGATGTCAGGTGGCGTCAAGCCGCCACGTACTACCTTCATTTACCCTCAGCCCCCTCCCAGGAGATCTCGTAGCTGAAGTGGGGGCGCGATCGCGAGCGGTCCGACTTGTCCACTACGACGAGCCCCAACCCGTTGTTCGCCTTCGAGGCCGTCAGCTTCCCAAGGACCTGCGGGTTGAGGCAGGAGTCCATGTAGGTTAGCTTGTAGCCTCCCTGGCGGGCCACATCCTCGCAGCGCCTGAGCACCTGGTTTACCTTCTCTAGGTTCGCGCGCTCCGTCTCAGCACGCTTGCTCTCGTTAACACCGTCGGCGAGGTTCTTGAGTTCGTTGGCGTCCATGACGGACAGTCGAAAATTTCACGAGAACCGGAGCTGAGAAAGGAACGTGAGGGACCGAGCGCTCGGCGCTATCGCGCTCGCCCGCAGGTGGTCTCCCACCGCGCCGCAGGAGCCCTCCCGGGACGCGAGCGATGCTCGTCCAGCCGGCTACAGCCGCCCCGCGTGAGGTACCGCCCCCACGTTCCGACCGTCTACCTGAGTGGAGCCGAGGGGAGTCGAACCCCTGCTACCTGCATGCCATGCAGGCGTGCTACCGCTATCACTACGACCCCAGGTGCTGCGCGCGGCATCCCGCTTCTCCGCCGTCATCGGACGGGCCCGTCAGCGGCCCGGAGCAGGCAGGGGTGGGCCGAAGCCCAACGCCACCGCGAGGCGGCGCGTCCCGCCCTGCCCGCTAGTCCCCCGGCGTGGAGTCGAACCACGATCTTCGGATTTTCAGTCCGACGCTCGTACCACATGAGCTACCAGGGGATGGTGTCCCGAGGCGGAATCGAACCGCCGACCTCCGGGTTTCAGCCGGATGCTCTACCTGAGACTGAGCTACCGGGACGTGGGGTGATCGGGGAGAGTCGAACTCCTCGTCTTCGGGTTCACAGCCCGACGCTCTAGCCAGTTGAGCTACGACCACCATGAGTGGGGTGAACGACGGGACTTGAACCCGCTTAGCCCTGGTTCACAGCCAGGGGGCTCGACCACTTCGCCTTCGTTCACAGTCCGCACGGAAGGATTTGAACCTTCGACCTCCCGGATATCAGCCGGATGCACTACCAGACCGTGCTACGTGCGGGAACCTACTTTTTCAAGTTTTGTTGCACTTTATGCAGTTCGATACGGATCTTGTTGATTGCTTCGACGTGCCGATCCAACACCCATGCGTGCCAAAGATGAGCTGTAATAAGTCCTATCAGGACGGGGAGAACCCATCTCGATGGATTCTTACTTACTTGGTGTTCCATTGTCGGGGTGGCGGGATTTGAACCCACGATCTCCTGAATCCGAATCAGGCGCGATACCAAGCTTCGCTACACCCCGATTACCTCAGTTTGTCCCATCGTTCACGTGCGTTTTCATTGACGGTGATATCGGATTTAATGTGAGATACTTCACTAATCGACCATACGTAAGTTGTGTCCGTACATTGATCATAACCTATAACGTAGTCTACGTCTGATTCTGTATATGTACGTCTTAATTTTCCGTGTCTACATCGTAGACTTACTTGAGCCCTTCCTGTCTTTGGAGACTTACACCATTTGACTTGTATTCGATTGTACGTACCAGTCTTTGGGTTGTAGGCGAGCCAGTCGACGCGCGTGCAGTCAAACAAGGGTTTATAGACGAGGAACCCTTGCTCGGCGAGCCGAAGCGCAACCATCATCTCGGCGACGCGCCCCTTATGATCCCTCTCGGTCATCTGTCCGCATAGGTTCGTGCGTGCCTTTGCTTCGAGTCCTGGATCTCTGCGGGCTGGATCAGGTTGCAGCGCACGCTTCGCTTTGGCGATCGCTTTCCGCTCTTCAGATGAGAGTGGGTAGGGGCGCAGCCACAAACTCAAGATGCCCTGCGACACGCCCGTAAGCTTCTTAATGTCTCGGAGGGACTTCCGTTCCTCGACACGGAGCCGGATCGCCTCGGTCTTCACTTCAGGTTTCGCCATGAAGTGAACCTATCACATTTTGACGTTCAAAACTGAGTCAGCGTGAGAGGACTTGAACCTCCGACCCCGTGCACCCCAAGCACGTGCTCTGGCCAGGCTGAGCTACACGCTGATACTGCGAACTCGCTTCTATACTGGGAAAGAGAGGCCCCCTACGGGACTTCAACCCGGCCCACCGGCGTCGAGGTAGGTCGATCCCGCCCTGGTGCCCTCCAGGACGTCCTCCTTTCCTCGACGTGGCCCCAGCGGGGGCTCATGCCTCGGGCTAGCTGCTTAAACTCTACGCCACTACCTCTAGGTCCGCGACCGGGTCGTCCCCCTCGGGGAGGCAGAAGATGACCTCTCCCTTCCACTCGGGGTCGTCCGTGAGGCCGGGCACCTCGGGGGAGGTCACCTTGACGACGATCCGCTCGAACTCCTCGTCCACCACCATCACCACACCGAGCGCCCCGGCCGGTACCGTGAAGTCCGGGGCGCGGTCGAGCGCGTCCTTGAAGCGGACCTTGGTTCCGGGAGGGAACATCGCGAACGGAAGTAGCTGTCGACTCATGCTCCTACGTTGATGCGACCCGACGTACTGGAGCTGACTATTTGGAGGTCCGTGCCGGAATCGAACCGGCGATGTCTGCTTTGCAGGCAGGTGCCTTACCACTTGGCTACCGGACCATGGTGACTATGTTCCTACATAGCTTTGTTACTTAGCGCCCCCGGTGGGAGTCGAACCCACTACAGGCAAGTTAACGGCTTGCTGCTCGACCGGTGAGCTACAAGGGGCATGTTTTCGTCGCTGGCTCCCAAGGAGGGACTCGAACCCCCATAACCGAAGTTAACAGCTTCGTGCTCTGCCATTGAGCTACCTGGGAATGTCCTCGTGCTGTTCTCCGTGACAGTTCGCACATAGCAGTATGCACTTATCTAACTCTTTGCGAATCCTCTCCCACCCTCGTATGTGGCTACTAGCAATCTGAAACTCTTTCTCGGCCGGATCTCGATGGTGGAAGACCAGGGACCGGAGGCACTTGTTGTAGCCGCACCTGACGCACTGTCCTCCGAGGTACTCGACAGCCTTCTTCTTCGTCCTGCGTCTCCACTCCGTCACGTTCCAGGTGACCTTGCACGAGACAGAGCAGAACGACCGCTGCCGACCCTGGAGACTCTTCCTGCACCATCGACACTGCATGAAACGGTTAACATCAGAGGCTAACCATCAAGGCTTCAGCGGGTGGGCTCTAACCACCCCGCCGAGGACAGGTGCGACCCGCCCCGGTCTCCTCCGTCGGAGCGCCGAACTGGTGAATCGTGAGTGCTGGACGTCGGAGTCGAACCGCCAAGACCGGGCTACAAGGCCGGCGCCGTCCCACGACAGCATCGTCCAGCGAGGTTACAAAAGCATCTCGGCGAGGATGCAGGAGAGGATGTCCTCCGTGAGCTCGGAGCTGCGACCTCGAAGACTGACGGCATACCACTTCTCTTCCTTGAGAATGAGGGGAACGCTGTGCGGCCCACATACGATGTCGACCCGACCCTCTGCCATGAAGATGTCAGGAGCTACGCAGCGTGCCGCCTGTACACCCAAGGGCTCGAATCGGACCTCGACGAGCCCGTACCGCATTACGAGGCCCGGCACGGTGTTAGACCCCATCCACATGTCCTGTAGGTCGTGCTCCGTGCGGGTCACCGTGACCACGTTCGCGGCGACTAGCGGTTGTAGCCAGTTCTCCAGGGTCACGATGAGCGCAACGACGGCCTCGCGCCACGCGAGGCCGCGAGCCTTGACTTGGTCCTCAGAGAGGGGGGGACGCGTGAGGAGAAGGTCTAGGAGCTTCTGCATTCCTTCGGACATGTGCATACTCTACCTTGCGGAAGAAGAGGGAGTCGAACCCCCAAGGGCTTGCACCTCGCCTGTTTTCAAGACAGGTCCCGTCGCCACGTCGGGTGGTTCCTCCATCTGCACAACCATGAAATCCCGGGCCGGTATCCAACCGGCACCTCCACCACTATCCCTTTGCCAGGGCATCTTCCTGGGGTTTCCCCCGTCGGGGTGGCGACCTCTACAACCGCGCCAGATGCGCGCCCGCTGCACGACCGGACACCTTGGGGCCTTGCGGCGCACTTGGGCCAGGACAGCGCTTCTCTTGGTCTACCGGGAAAGCGGAAGGTAGAGGAGTCGAACCCCGCCCAGTTGCCCGAGCGCACTGCGTTCCAAGCAGGCTGCGGTCCACACCGCAGATACCCTCCAGAGCGGGAAGCAGAGGAGTCGAACCCCATGCCTTGCAGCACACCGTTTTCGAGACGGGTCGCGGTCCACACCGCGTTTGCTTCCCTTGTCAGGTCAAGTTGAGCGGAAGGTGAGGGAGTCGAACCCTGTGCTGTTACACACGCACTGTTTAGCAAACAGGCTCCGGGCCACCCCAGAAGCACCCTCCAGAAGAATCCAAAGCTGAGTTGGGGTGGAAGGAGTCGAACCTTCAACCGACGGTTTCAGAAACCGGCGCTCTGCCAGTTGAGCTACACCCCAGCGACTCGCCCTGTGGCGAGTGATACGACGTTCAGTGAGTTCGGGCGGAGGGACTCGAACCCCCAACCTGCGGTGTCAAAGGCCGCCGCTGCTACCGTTGAGCTACGCCCGAGCAGTCTGCGCTAGCAAGCGCTCGACCTCGTCCCCGATGGACCCTAGCTCCACGGCCAGCGTCATGTGGCGGTCGGCCCACCCCTGAAGGTTCAGGTTCTCCGGGATGCCCGCGACCGAGACCCGAATGTGCTGCTCACGCTTCCGCAACGAGGCGACCAGGACATCTAGCTGGTCACGCATTCGACGAAGCTGCTGGAGCTCCAGCCAGTCAACGCTAGGTGTCGACTTCGGCGGCTCCTCTGGTTCCTCTGGTTCCTCTGGTTCCTCGGGTTCCTCGGGGGCTTGAGGCGGCGGCGGATCCTGCACCTGCGCGGGGAGGGTCGCGCGCAGGTTGGACATCGCCGCGAGCTTCTCGTACATCGGCCCTCGGTTCACCTTTCGATCCGGGTTGTCGAGGACCGTGGGGACCACGAGGTCCCCCTCGTGCCCCTCTCGGTTGTCTGGCTTGATCACCACCACGCAGTCGAGTTCCGGTAGCAGCATGAGGGGGTCCCCCGCGGGAGACTTGTCCACGAGCCGCTTGGCGCTCGACTTCATGATGTGGACCCCCAGCTTCGTGCGGGCCTCCTCGACCCCAAGCCCGCGGTCGTACCGAGCGGCGTACCGTGTTGCGGCGTGGTCCGTAACAACGACCCGCTTGCCATCCTTGCAGATCTTCATGGGAGTTCCTCTGGGAAGGAACTACCCGCCGAGCTGTCAGAGCGAGCGACGGGACTCGAACCCGCTTGGTCCAGCTTGGAAGGCTGGTGCCCGGCCGGTCGGGCGACGCTCGCATGGTACGGGTTGAGGGAGTTGAACCCTCGTGTCCAGCTTGGGAAGCTGGTGCCTGGGCCGCTCGGCCAAACCCGCATGTTACCAACTCGAGTGAGCGGACCATTAACCGCGCCCCCCGTAAGAGTGGAGGGTACAGGAGTCGAACCTGTGCTTGTAGGGCCCGTTCGTGGGAGTCGGTAAAGCTACTCTACCTTATCGTTGCCGCTGGAGGGACTCGAACCCTCATCCAACGACTTAAAAGGACGCTGCTCAGCCAGTTGAGCTACAGCGGCGCGGGGTCCTGACTGCGAGCTCCCCTCGCCGCGCGTTTGGTCTGCATGTGTGGCTCCTTGAGTGCGCCCAGTGGGGATCGAACCCACCTCAAACTGATTAAGAATCAGCTGCCTCACCAGTCGGCCTCGGGCGCATACTGCGCGGGACTGACCACCTTCGAGCATCACCCCGGGAAGTGGCGCGAGCCCCGCGCTCTTCATCTCTCACTCTTGAGTTGTCAGCCTCTCAGCTCTTGCGGGGCTGAGAGAGGCGAGCCCACCGTATAGATGGTCGCTCGCATGGTCCCGGCGGAGGGAATCGAACCCCCCCTACCCGAAGGCGACAGATTTACAGTCTGCCCCGTGTCCATAACGGTATACGCCGGGATATGTTCCTACAGTGCGGGACGAGGGACTTGAACCCTCCACCTCCTGATTGGCAACCAGGCACTCTACCGGATGAGCTAGTCCCGCAATGCTATGCGCGATTCACGCACGCACCTATGTCGATACTTGTGCCCTCGGCCGGACTCGAACCGACTACCTTCGGTTTACGAAACCGACGCACCGCCAGTTGTGCTACGAGGGCTTGGCATGTCGCCGAGGAATTGAACCCCGCTGGTCGGTTTTGGAGACCAACCTGATCCCTGATCGCGACATATACACCGTCCTTCTGCGTTCTCCATCGGAGTCCTAGGACCCCAAAACGTCGAAGGGCCGGGAGGTCTTCACCGCCCGGCCCTTCGAGTTAAGCTCTCTTCGAGGTTACTCTAAGGTCCAGGCGTGCTAGCGATCCAACCAAGGTGGCAGGGCTGGCGCTTCGAGGCCGCAAAACCCGGCATCGCCACCAGATTGGTCCCTGCGCGCAGATATGACGGGGCCGTGGAACTTCCACGGTTCGTCAGGTCTGTTTTTTGCGTCAGGGCCAACATGGTGAAGTTCTTTCTACGTCATACCCGTTTAAGGGTCAAGAAGTTTTTTTGAGGTCTCGTTCTTTTTTGCGGAGTCTATGTCCGAATCGAGCCGGACTGACTCGCAGTAGAGGGCAGGTAAGCGGCAGGAGCTGATGATCGCTGTTTTTCTTTTGGTCTAGTTCACGGTGTTGCCGCCCCCGTTGGGATCACCCTTCCCTCCAGTCGAAGGACCGCTGAATCCACCCTGATTGAGCCCCTCGACGTGCATCTTCTTGTTGTGGGCCAGCCAGTTCCGCTGGGTGTTCTCGTGGTCGTACACCCTCATGAGGGCTGGGTCCCAGAACTCCAGGAAGATGTCGCCAGGCAGCGTCTTGGGGTTCTGGATCATCGTGAGCGCCATTTCGTCGGACACGTCCGCAGGCATGACGGCCAGGACAGCGACCCACCCGCACTGGCAGATGATGGTGCGCCGGACAGCGATGACACCCGGTATGTCGCGCGCCCGTGCCATCGTCTGGTCCAGGGTTTCGTTGAGGAGAGAAGGTACGGGGATCATGTAGGCCCAGCACGCCTCGTCCTCGTCCTCGTCCTCGTCCTCGTCCTCGTCGATGGCGGGGGGCACCCCCTTTGGAGGCACTGGGGTTAAGGCGGCGTCGAACAACTTGTAGAGGGTCGTCGCGACGGCCCTCCTGATTGAATCCCTGATCACCGTGACCTCCTCAGTAGCTGGAGCTTATTACGCTACCCCGACGAGCCCACACTCGCAGGGTGCTGCCTACGTGCCGCTCCCGCCACACGACCTCGGGTAGCAGGATGCGCTGGAACGGGTCGATCTTGCCCCCGCTGACCTCGACGCTGTAGCTCTCGGTGCGCGTGGACGTCCGCTCATCCGCAGAGAGGCCCTGGACCTCGGGCCAGCGCGGGGGGTCCTGCGCGCCGCCTGAAGCTGTGAGAGCGCGGGCGTACCTCCAACCCCCATCGGCGGTCCAGCTACAGTACTGGTCCCAGATGGGCTCGAAGTGGTACCGCTCGACCGACTCGATGACGGTGCGGTTGGCTCCCACGCACCTCTGCTTGGTGACGGTGCGGTACGCGGTCGAGGTAGGGGTCCGCCAGTCCGCGCACTCCTTGACCGACACCTTGCCCTTGGACTTGTAGGCGAAGCTGGCGCAGTACTTCTGCCCCCTGACCATGTAGGGCTCTCGGGCGGAGTAGGACTCCTGGTGGTCACAGGCGAACCACTTCACAGTGGGGACAGGGACCCACCCGTCGGAGATCCGGCGGTTCCCGTTCTGCCTCGTCGCGCAGGACACGTCCCACGCCTCGATAGGCTTCTGCCCGATCCACCCGGATTCGTGCAGGATGACGTGGCGCTCGACGGCGATCGATCGCTCCCATCGCTTGGCGGTGACCGTCGCGTCGACCGGGTAGGCGCGGAACGCCTGCACGAGGAGCCCCCCGAGCCACAACAGCAGGACGAGGCCCCCAAGACCAACCCCACCGAGGATCGCGGCCCGCTTGTAGTCGAAGGCTCCCGGCGAGGCGAAGACCCCGCCAGGGGGATCTTCGTGCTCGTCGGCTAGCGCGTTGGCCTCCTGCCACGACTGGGCGGGAGTACCTGGGTGCGGGGACTGGGCGGGCGGTGAGGCGGCGTACTGCATCGGGCGGTACGTCCCTGCCTGATCCGCCGGGATCGTCTGCTCCACGGCCGCGGCCTTGGCCTCTCCACGAGAGGCCCCGCAGGTGTCGCAGGACTTCCGCGGGTTGCCCGCCGCGTCGAACGGCTCGATGAGGTCCTCGCAGTAGGCGCACTTGACGAGCGTGCCCTCCGCGAGCTTGCGCCCCACCTCAACGTCGAGGACCCGGGAGGGGTCGACCGCGAAGTCAGACTCCGCCTCGCGCTCCTTCCCGCAGGTCGTGCAGCGCGGCTTGCCCGCCGGGATGCCCGCCGTCGAGCAGTACCGGCACCGCCACACGTTCTCGACGATCTCGGGCTTCGTTCCGCACGCCCTACAGGCGTCGGGGATGTTCGGGTGCTGCTCGCCGCAGCCGTGGCACTCCCAGGTCATGGATCCTCCAGTACGGGGAGCGCGAGGTATCCTCTATCATCGGAGCTGTAGCGTGCAGATCAACCTCCCCACCCCGAACCGCATCCTCCTCGGTGTGGTCCTCAACAAGACCCTCGCTGACCTCACGGCCCTTATGCTGGCCGCCAAGCAGGCCCACTGGAACGTCAAAGGGCCTCAGTTCCAGGCGCTCCACGGGCTCTTTGACGACCTGGCTGGCGAGGTGCGCAACCACGCGGACGACGTCGCGGAGCGCGCCGTGCAGCTTGGCGCGTTGGCCGGCGGCACCCTGGAGCAGGCCGCCGCAGGGGCGGGGCTTCCGCCCTACCCACCGAACCTCCTCGATGGTCTCGCCCACGTGCAAGCGCTCGCCGAGCGGGTGGCGCTGGTGTCCAACCGCGCGCGCGAGGACATCATCCGGTCGATTGACCTGGGGGACCAGGACACCGCCGACCTCTACATCGAGGTGTCCCGCTCGCTCGACAAGCGCCTCTGGATGCTGCGCGCCCACCTGGAGGGAGTAGCGGTCCCCGTCGTGCGCATCGCCTCCTCGGACGACGTTGCGGGATACACGCAGAACTTCCTCAAGCACATCGCGGCGGGCGAGAAGTACGCCCAGAACCTCATACAGTGGGGTCGGGAGATCGTCTGGACCACGGCGGCCCTGGAGAAGCTCAAGGCGGAGTCGGTGGACGCGAAGACAGCCTACCTGCTCGACGACCTCGGCGATCAAGCTCGCATATTGTCCCGCGACAACCTGGAGACGAAGCGGCGCTTCGACGTCGCCGGGATAATCGCCGCGACCCTCGAGCGCTACCGTAACGAGTGGCGGGAGATCGTGCAGAAGTACGTCGAGGGGTCGCGCTAGTCCTCGTCGGTGTCGAGGTAGGTGAGCAGGAGCTCACCTTCCCCAAGGTCCAGGCCGGTCGCCGCCCTGACGAACTCGCAGAACGCGTGCCACCGCTCCACGGTGTCCCTGTACCGGAAGGAACGCACCGACAGGCTCGCCAGCGGGACCGGCCCTGCTGGGAGGCCCTGCGCCTCGACCCCCACCCACGCAGGTCCGTCGGCCTCGTTTTGAGGCGTGGAAGCCACCACATGGGGTCCGGGATGCAGCGCCTGGAACCCCAGGGGGAGGTCGTGCAGGTTGAAGACCTTGCGCTGGTTGGACGCGAGGATGCAGCCGAAGTAGACGTGCGTGCTCATGCGGGGGTCTCCGTGTCGAGCGCTGGGATCTTGTTCTCCCTCTCGCACTCGAATGTCATGTCGCGACCGACGCCAGGGTCGAGTCCGTTTTCCTTGAGGTACTTGCGAAGCGCCTCCCAGCGGGGCATGACGTCGTATCGATCGAGGGGGGACGCGACCTTCTTGTCCTCCGACCAGCCCACGTGGAACCCGACGAGCAGGTGCCCGTCGACGCTGCGCATGAGGACCTCGGACCCAGGGGTCGCCTGGTTGAACTTCGTGGCGAGCTCCGCGCACCGCACGGCCTTCGCGCGCGGGACGACCTCACCCAGGATGAACTGTGTTCCCATGCAGGGATAGGGATGAAAGGGAGGTGGTTGGAGCTGAGCTACTTCACCCAGCCTATCGCCCAGTTGTCGCCGGCCGGATGGTTCCACCCATGATAGGAGTTGAAGAGGACTAGCGGGGCGTCGTGGTACGTGCATCTCTTCGAGGGACAGAGGTACCACTCAGTACCGTTTTCTCGTCGATAGCCCTCACAGAAGTCTCCCCAGTATGGGTCCTGCGGAGAAACAGGCTGGAGCTTCGCTCCACAACAGGGGCAGTGCAGGGCGCTGGGACTCGGTCGATTCCGACCTTGCTGGAGCAGGACTTCCGACCGTTCGATCTCCGCGATGAGCTTCAGGACGCGGCGTCTGAATGTCCGAGGGGATGACTCCTCACATGCCACGCGCCGGGCCGCTCGGGCCAGGTCGCGCCAGGGGTGCTTCGTGGGCTTGGGCATTATTTCGTCAACCTACCCGCAGGGGGTTGTGCTCGCGTCGTCCTCCCGCAGGACCCGCAGCGCAGGGGACCGCACGACGCCGCGCCCCTTCTCGTCGGCGATCCGCTGGAGTACCTCTCGCACGTAGGGGGTCATCGCGCCGGGCCGCTTCTTGGTTGCCTTGCGCCACAGGCCGTCGATGTTCTTTAGCCCCGGAGCCGCCACCGCCTCCATCTGGATGATCTTGTAGGCGACCTGCACGTCTCGACGGATCATCTCCTCTAGCTCCTCGGGCTTGGTGGCCGGGCAGAACACGCAGGCCGACTTCGGGGGCACCGGCAGGCCGGCGCGCGCGATCTCTCGCTCGCACCGCTCTCGGTCCCACCCCCACTCGCGCAGTGGATAGAGGTAGGTGTACTTGGCGTCGTCGGCGATCTTGCTGCGACGCGCGTCCTTGGGCCCGGCGTCGTAGCCGATGAGCTTGACGACCTTCTGCCCACGCTTCCAGGCCGCGCGCGCCGGAGCCCAACCGTTGACGTGCTTATCCTGCGGCTCACGCTTCCACTTCTGCGAGCACCCCTTGCGACCGAACGCCAGCGAGGGGAGCGTCGCGTTGGCCACGCAGTTCTCCCCGAGTGTCCTGTACACCATCCCGCTCTTGCGAGAGGTCGTCGGAGAGCGACGCACCACGATGACCTCTGGGTAGCCGTTCGCGCGCAGGAAGGCGTTGATGATCGCCAGGTAGGCGTAGGTCTCCGGCTTCTCGTCCCCGGTATCTGCAAAGAGTATCAGGTCGGGTCGGATCGACAGGTTCACCAGCTCGACGAGCATGGCGGTCGAGTCAACCCCCATCCCGTACGCGACGATCAAGGGAGGTCGCCCATCGACAGGGTGGTACAGCGGGTCGTACAGCTCGATGTAGCTGCCCAGGGAGGGCGTGGTCTGGAAGCACATGTCTTGTAGTCGATGAGTAAAAGGTCTTTGGAGCTGAGTCAGCTCCGGACCGTGACGAACAACCCAGGAAGGCGCATGGACAATCCTCCCAGGTGCGCGTACGTCCCCTGTTCGGAGCCGGTCGTCACGACCCTCACACACAAGAAGGACACCTACCCCCTGTGCTTCGACCACCTCTGCGTAGCGGCCCAGGAGGGGCTCATTAACGAGGAGCGAGCACTCCGCGCGGAGACACGCTACGCGATCCTCGCGGGCACCCCGTCCTCGGTCAAGACTCCGTCCTTGCTCAAGGTTCGCCTCGACGAGCTACGCGCCGTCATACGAGACCCGTCCCAGCGGCCTCCGGGCCGAACTCCGTGTCGAGGATCAACCCCCAGCAGAGCCCGTGGGGTGTCACCACGACCTGCTTGACGGTTGGGCGATCAACGAGGACGTCGAGCGCGATCGCGCCGGCCCGGAGCACCTTGGCGCGCTCAGGTCCCACCCAGGGCAGCGCGGCGAGCTCCTCCTCCTTCCGGCCAATGGTAGCTTCCACCAGGGCCAGGAAGGCCCTGGCGGGGCACTGAACGACCCCGCTTGGGTGGGTCAGGTCCTGCTCGGAAGCCTTCCTGCGCGCGTCGGCCACCACGGCGCCTACTACCGCGTTCGCCGTCCCTCCCGTCAAGACGACCGACCCTCGCGGCTCAGGAGCCGTGGCGATCGCCTTACCAACGGCTGCGCGCACGTCGCCCACCAGGTCACCCGACTCGGCGAACCTGTCGGTGAGCGTCGTGGAGCCGAAGGGCAAGCTCGCCCAATCGGTGGGACGACCCTTGGACCCGATGACGACCTCCGTCGAACCTCCCCCCAGGTCGATGAGGGTCACCTCCGTCTCAATGCCCGCCGCGTGACAGGCCGCGATGAAGGAGAGGCGCGCCTCCTCCTCCCCGGTGATGATGCGCAGCGGGATGCCGAGCGCCCACACGCACTCAAGGAGGTCCTCGGCGTTGCGCGCGCTTCGCAGCGCCTCTGTCCCGACGCCCACGAGGCGCTCAGCCCCGAGCTCCACCGCGCGGTCGTGGAAGGCGTGCAGCGCGCGCAGCGCGGCCTCGGCCGCGTGGGAGTCGATGACCCCCGTCTGAGCGAGGCCCCGGCCGAGCCGAGGGGTCGCGACCTGGTGCTCCAGGATGCTCGTCCCCTCGGGAGTTCGGTCAGCGACGATCAGGTGGATGGTGTTGGTGCCGCAGTCGATGGCCGCGATCCGCATGTCGATACATACCCTTCAGCTCCGGTCTTTGGTGTCCACGCGACTAGGCGGCATGAACCGGCCATCCTGGATTCAAGCCCTCCACCTCAACACGACCTCGAAGCCTGATGAGGACAAGCGTGCGGACCTGCTGAACCTCTACCGCATCTACCGCGCGCTGGACGGCGTCGAGGATGCCGCCGTCGTACTGCGCACATCCGTGCTCAACCGCCTGGCACCGTTCCTCGGCCTGCCGGTGTCGCCCGAGAGCACATTTCCTTCCACGCTGGTGGTCACCGCTTGTGACCCCAACACAGTCCTCCTCGCCGGACTGCGCTACGACTGGACCGTCATGGCCCACGCGATCTCCGTGGTGGGAGAGTGCTACGTCACGGGAACGTCGTTCAGCCCGCGCTGCTTGGTCAGCCCTCCGGTCGGAACCCCTCGGTGGGAACGGACGCTGCGGCTCCTGGCGATGGCGCATACCTCCGCTAACCACGAGGAGGTACGTGGGGCCAAGGGGTACGCGAGCGCGTTCACCGACCCCTCGTACCTCCGCACGCTGCTGTCCGAACTATGCAAGGTCCGCGAGGTGGTCACCTCGACGGAGGAAGGCTACAGGTACAGCGAGCTTCGAGAGAAGCTGCTGATCAACTTCATGCTCCGGGAGCTCTGCCGAACCGACGAGGAGACCTCGCGGTCGCTCTTGTCGTTCGACCACAAGAACGGGGAGTTTCGTGTGGGCGGCAAGCCCTATGGCAAGCAGGTCATCCTCGGGTCGATCGACCGCGTGGCCGTGTCGACGATACAGCAACTAGCGCACCACCCCGGCGAGTGGAACGAGGCCGGCGAGTGGGTCGGAGGGAACACCTAATGTCCGCCCAAAAAGACCGTCCTCATCCAAACCATCCCGCCTGCTGCGCGTACCACCAGGCGGGCCACCCGTGGTACCAGGCGTGCAACGAGAACCCCAACCACGAGCCGTTCGGGATGCCGTACTTCGCGGCCGAGCCCAAGTCGCTCTCCGCTGGGGTCTGCCCCTACTGCTCGGCGTCCGTCTCGATGCGCGGAAACAAGGGACCAGAGGCGCGACACGCGCACCTCATGCAGACCTGTCCGCGACGCCCCCAAGGGACCCCATGAACAAGATCCTCTTCTGCATGCTGGTAGGCCCCGACATCGCTCAGGTGCAGGCCACCGTGAGGTTCGACCGAGACCCCATCGTGCGCCCCACCGCTACCGTACGGTTCAACGACCCCCACAAGCCTGAGATCCAGGTCGACTGCCCGCCGCTTCGTAACGTGTCGGACGCCTGCACGCTCATGACCTCCAGCCTCCTACGGGCTGTCACCCTGGAGGCGCGTCGAGTCGCGTCGCGCGTCCGGTACATGGCAGGCAAGTCGAAGGCCCCCTCGGCGCACTTCGGGGACCTCATCGCCTGCACGAACTGCGAGGCGCTCTTCCAGGTCAACGCCAAGGACTGGAAGCCCGGCATCGTGGGCCCCTCCGACGGCATCTATCAGGCGGGCTACGTGGTCTACTGCCCCCGCTGCAAGGGTCGTGTGGATGTTCGACTCGTAGACGACGTGTCCGCCATCGGGCCTCGGCACGAGTTCAAGGCTCCTCCCGGCGTGGCCGAGGGGAACCTAAACTCCTGGTTCCGGTCCGTCGACGTCCCCAAGGTCTACGACCACATGCGCAAGGTGTTTCCCCCAGCGAACAACGCGACCAACGACCTCCAACCCACGGGTCACGGGTTCTACGTGCGCAAGCGTGGGAGCCTCGGTATCGAAGTGGCCCACTGCGGGGTCCACAACCACGATGAGAACGTCCTCGACCGCTACGAGAAGCACCTGGCGAGCAAGTTCGCCGTGCGCCGCACGTACCAGGGACTTAGCTGCATCCCCCACCTGTACGTGTTCCCGCGCGAGCGCAAAGCTCCCGCGAGGCAGAAACGCGCGTAGCTGGCGCGGGCCGTCAGCTCCTGTAGGCGGACAAGTATCGACTACTCCGCATGAGTGTCGTTGACTTCCCCGATACTGACTCCCCCCTCATCACCTACCAGATGGACGTGTGCGGCCGAAACGTCGCCGTCATCGCCCTCTACGACGGAGCGAGCCAAGAGCTCGCGCGCGCGTCCGTCCACTTCCTGCCCGCCTCGCAGGTGCGCGTCGTCTGCACCGTGGCGGCCTACTCGGGCGACGACCTCACCCGAGCGCTCCTGGTCGGCGAGGCCATCCGGGGGAGCCTCGCGCGCGCGCAGCGGATCGCCGTGGACCCCCAGGTCCTCGCCGCCGCCGACGCCTGCTTCGACCTCGCGGAGCCGCGCCCCTTCGGGGAGCTCGCCCGGATGGTGATCGCCGCGGGTGCCAAGGAGGCACCGCGCGCCTGATGGGCGTCAAGGACTTTCCCCGCCGGCTCCCCGACCCGGTCCTCGCGCCGCTCGTGGTCGGGGACACGACCTACCGGCTCACCTTCGTCCTCACCCTGGACTTCTGGGGCGAGGGGTCCTCCCTCCGCGAGGAGAACCGCCTCCTGCCGCTCGACGGCTTCGGGCAGTGCCTGCACGACGAGTACTTCGACCTCGCCAGGGCGCGAGCGGCCGAGTTCCTCGCGGACAACGGCCTCCGCCTGTGCGACGACCGGTCCACGGTCGCGGGGATCCGCATGGTCGTGGACCGCCGCGAGGAGGACCGTCCCCCCGTCCCGGCCGGCTGGACGGAGAACGTCGGCGTCTACTCGCGCGAGGTGGGGGACCTGTACCTCCAGGTGGTGCGCTGCGACGACCTCAAGGCCCCCACGGCGTACGCCGCCTCCCTGTGGCGGGGCGGCGAGGTCCTCTACACCCAGGACACCCTGGCCCTCACGCTCGCGACCCGCGCGCTCCTGCGCGCGGCCGAGCGGTCAGCTCCGGTCTCGTCCGCCACCTCGACTACCCCTCATGAAGACTCCAAAGCTCCCTGAAGGATGGACCCAGCAGCAGGACATCCAGCCCTGGTGGTCGGCGCGCGCCCAGCACCTGTACCTCCAGGTCACCACCTGCGAGGACCGCGACCCCGCCTGGACCGTCTGGGACGGGCACAAGCGCCTCGCGGGCGGCACCGCCCCCGACGTCCTCCAGGCGGCGCTCGCCGCCGAGCAGGCCGCGGCCCCCTTCCTCCCCAAAGTGCCCGATGCGTCGGCTTGAGACGGTCGTCGAGACCGACCCCCACGACGGGAGGGTGATGGTCCACATCGCCCCCTACCCCGGCGCAGACGCGGTCACCCTCTGCGGGATCACCGACTGGTGCAAGCGACCCCGCGGGGTCCCCTCGCGCCGCACCCCCGACTGCCCGCAGTGTTTGGCGATCGCACGCTACTGCCAGGAGCTCCCGCGCCTGGTCCCCTCCGGTAGACCCAAGGAGTCCCCATGAGCCTGCTCCGCAGCGTCACCTCCCACCTGGAGGACCTGCTCCCCGACGAGCACCAGCGCCGCGAACCCCAGCCCCTTGCGCCCGGCGTCCGCTTCGAGGCGGTGCGCTTCGGCCAGCGGAGCGTCCTGGTGCGCCTGCTCGGCGTGGGCGACTACGCCCCGGCGCACCACCTCCTCGACGACTTCGCCCGCCGGGTCGTCCTGCTGCACGTCGTGGAGCGGTTCACCGTGGGGTCCGCCGGCTGGGCGTCGAGCACCGGGCTGCTGGTGACCGGCCGCACCGACAAGATCCACCTCCGCTCCCTGGTCCCCGCCGGGATCCCGCGCTTCTTCCCCGTCCCGCTCGCCCTCACCCGCTCCGTGGAGGGCCGGCGCGTCACCCTGACGGCCCTCGGGGAGTACGGGTCCGGCCCCTCCGACTACGCCGCCCTCCACGCGCTGCGCCACAAGCTCGCCCTCGCGCTCCGCGTCGACCCCCGCAAGCGCGGCGCGGCCGACCTCGCGGCCTCCTGGCAGGCCCCGGTCCCCCCGCTCGGCCTCCACCTGGACCTGGAGCGCATGACGACCGGCTTCCTCGCCCTGTAGTTTCGTCAACCCGCCCGCTGGGCTCCGAACAGCTCGGGTCCGTCCGCGGCCAGCGACCTCCCCCCATGGACAACCAACCCCGACCGCTCCAGCCGGGCGACCGCGTCGTGCGCGCGACCCGCAGGGGCAGGAGATCCAGCACCTCGCGCCGCGCCTTCGTCCCCGGCACCTCTGGTACCGTGGGGGGCAACGCCTCCGCGCACCTGTCCGTCAACACCGAGTACGTGGTCGAGGCCCTCACCCCCGAGGGCGGCGTGCGGCTGCACGGCTTCACTCTCCCCGTGTCCATCAGGGACCTCCGCCGCGTCGAGTAGTCAGCTCCGATCCGACCCGACCGGGCGACTCTCCCCCATGAGCCAGACAGACCCCCGCTTCCCCGCTGCCCTCGCGACCTTCGTCGCCCGCGCCCAGAAGATCGTCGACGCCGAGGAGAGCCGCACCTCCCACACCCTGGAGTGCAAGGACGGCCGCCGCTACGTGCTCGTCCTCGACGTCCACTACTCGGGTCCCGAGTCGGACCGCCACCGGCACGAGCGCGCCTTCTGCTTCGTCGACAAGACGACCGGCGCCGTCCTCAAGCCCGAGACCTACAAGAAGCCCCACCCGACCCCCCGTGGCACCATCTACTCGGACAAGCTGGAGGGCGTCAACGCCCTCGGGGCCCTGTACCTCCCCGCGGGCAAGCCCCACACCCACACGGGACCCGACGCGCTCGCGTCCATCACCCAGAGGTAAGCCCTCAGCTCCATCCGACGGATGCACATCGACTTCACGCCATGCAGCCCGTCACGCTCCCCCTCGGCCCCCTCACCCTCCACGGCTTCAGCCGAAGCGGCCTCGCGACCTACGTCGCGGTCCCCGCACTCGACGCCTGCTTCGACCTCGGCCACTGCGACCAAGACGTTGCCGGCCTCCGCAACGTGCTCCTGTCCCACGTCCACCACGACCACGTGCTCGGCCTCGTCCGACACCTGCGCCTCCGCGCCCTGTCCTCCGCCCCTCCCCCGCGCGTCTACGTGCCCGCCGAGTCCCGCGACGACCTGCTCGCCGTCCTCCGCGCCCACGAGCGCATGGAGCACGCCGACCCCCAGGACCTCGACTCCATCGTCCACCCCGTCTCCCCCGGAGACGTCCTCCACCTGTCGTCCCGCTACTCCGTCCGCGCCTTCGACGCCACCCACCGCGCACCCTCCCGCGGCTACACCGTCACCGAAACCCGCCGCAAGCTCAAGCCCGCGCTCGCCGGCCTCCCCACCGAGACCATCCGCACCCGCGCTCAGCGCGGCGAGACCGTCACCGACGACGTAACCTTCGACCTGCTCACCTACGTCGGCGACTCCACCGTCGACACCCTGGAGCGCCACCCAGAGGTCGGACGCTCCGAGGTCCTCCTGCTGGAGGCCACCTACCTCCCTCCAGACCCCACCTCAGCCGCCGCACGCTACGGACACACCCACCTCGACGAACTCGTCGAGCTACACCACCGCTGCCCCCAGGCGCTCGCCTCCCGCCACGTCGTCCTCAAGCACTTCAGCCTGAAGTACAGCGACTCCCAGGTCCACGAGGCCCTCGCCCACCTCCCCGACGGCCTCCGCGACCGCGTCACCCCCCTGCTCGCACCCTAACCCCGCGCCCGCTGCTTGCTGCTCACCCCCATCACCCCAGGGTGCGACACCTCCAGCGCGTGCACCATCTGCGCCACCGAACACCGGTCCGCCAACCGCCTCACGTTCCCCAGCGCCCACGCCAGGTCCACCTGGTAGACACGCCCGTCTACCTCCACCCATACATCCCCATCCCGCTCCACCACCCGCGCCACCCACCTCGACGGAAACCCCGCGTACTCCGCCGCCCGGTTGATCTCTTCCTCTAGATCCTGCGTCGTCGCCATACCCCTACGTCGAACCCTCTGCTCCTCGTAGAGCTGCGTCAGTCGCTCTCGTAGAGCAGCGACCCCTCCCCATCGTCCCCCCACGGGTCCTCCTGCTCCTCCTGCACCTCCCCAGACCCCTCCACCCGCTCCGACACGTACCGCCGACCCTCCGGCACCACCGCCAACACTCCGCACAACCGCCCCACCCACCGCGGCAACCACACCCCGTCCAGCCACGGCACCACCGCCCGCCAACCCCTAGGCCGCCTACCCCGCCCAAGCCGCCCCACCGCACGCACCTGCTCACGAACCCACCGCGCGAACACCTCCACCACCGTCTCCCCGGCCCGCACCACCACCCCCAGCGCCTCCCCCAGCCCCTCCGCACTCTCCGCTCGCCTCCGCCCCACACCAGACGCACCCCCCCGACCCAGCAGCCTCCCACGCGCAGCCTCCACGAGCTCCCCGGCCCGCGCACGCGCCACACCCCACGCACCTCGCACGCTCTCCGGCCGCACAGGCACCAACCCCCGCCTCACCCGCGCCCCAAGCCACCTCACCGGATCCCCACTCTTATGCACCGCCTGCCGACTCGCCCCCCCAAGCCGCGCGTACACCTCAAGACTCACCGCTCCCGTCATGCCCACATCCTCCCCTGCCTCCCCCGTTTCGTCAACCCCCCCGCTGGGCTACGAACCGTCTCGACTCGCCGTTCGCTTGTCCGACCCCTCACCGGCCCCCTCCGGCCCGTGAACGCCACGGTGCGCCACGGACCCCCCGAAACGCCACGACGCGGGACCCTCACGCACCGTGCCCGTGCCGCCCGTCGGTGAACCGGCCCCGCGACGCCTTCGGGTCGAGGCGACTCGGTCGCGCGTCGGCGCGCACGGAGGTCGGTCGCGTACCGTCGGTGAGATCGCCCCGAAAGGGGGGTGATCTGGTCCGTCGAGGTGAGGTCCGGTAGAAAGGGGGTCAAAACGGGGGGAAAACGGCGTCTACTCATGATGTCGGTTCGATTCGCCCAAAACGGGTCCCTTGGCTGGTCCCGAAGGTTTATCGAGCGGTTCTGTGGGGGGTGGGGGGGTACCCCCAGGGGGAGGGGGAGGGGGAGGTCGGACCGTTACGGGATCCAGGCGAGGTGTGGGTAGCGGAGGTAGAGGTCGGCGATGGGGGCGGAGAGTCGGAGGAGTCGGTCGGGGCGGGGGCTGATGGGGAGGTGGAGCGGGCCGACCTTGACGTGTGGGGTTGGGGAGGGGTGGAGTCGGGAGGAGGAGGGGGTGCCGGGGTGGTTGGCGTCGAGGTCCGCGAGGGCGATGAGGGTGCGGAGGTGGAGCGTGGCGGCGTACTGGGCGAGGGCGTGGAGGAGGAAGAGGGCGAGGGTGGGGGCGGCGAGGTAGCGGGGGACGGAGAGGAAGTTGAGGCTCGTGAGGTGGCTGAGGGCGAGGAAGGTGAGGAGGACGAGGGCGCTGGCGAGGAGGCGTCCTCGTGGGTAGGGCAGGGGGTCGGGAGCGGAGGGGTTGGTGGTGCGTAGGAGGGTGCGGAGGTTGGTGCGGAGGGAGCTTGAGGCGGAGCAGACGGACAAGGCGCACAGGAGGGAGGTCAGGAAAGACCAGAAGGGTGCGAGGTGGCGTGTGGCGGAGCAGAGGGAGGCGAAGAACAGGAGGAACGGCAGGGGGGACAGGGTGTTGAAGACGTGGCGAGCAGGTGGCATGGGGGACTCCTTTGGGGACCCGTCGGGGTGGGGGGAGCTGGGTGGAGCTGACTAGGGGGACAGGGTGAGGGTGAGGGTCTTGGCGAGCTCGTCGAGGAGCTCTGGGGTGACGGGCTGGTCGGTGAGGGGGGCGAGGGCGAGGCGGACCTTGGCGGTGAGGGAGGCGCGTGCGAGGGCGCGGGGGAGCTCGGTGGGGTCGGTGGTGAAGCGGGCGTACTCCTCGGGGGAGAGGCCGAGGGCCTGGGCGAGGGGGCGGGGGTCGTGGCCGTCGTGCCAGGAGTCGATGAAGTCGTCGGCCTCGGTGGGGAGGCGGAGGCCGGCGGTGCAGAGGTCGACGAAGGTGGAGGGGATGGGGGATGGGGGTCGAGGGGTTGGGGCGTAGGGTTCGGCGTACAGGGCGGCGTGGTCGCGCTCCCAGGCGTGGGCGGCCTGCATGTTGGAGGGGGGGAGGGAGTGCTTGCGGAGGATCAGGCGGACTCCGTGGGCGAGGGTGGCGGCGCGGTCGAGGGCGTGGTCGCGCTCGCGGCGGAGGCGGGGCATGTACTCGATGGCCGCGAGGCTGGAGGCGTCGGAGTGCTTGGCGTGCGCCATGAGGCGGGCGTGCTGGTCTTCGTTCTCGGAGGTGAGGCGGGCTAGCTCGGCGCGGGCTTCAGTGAGCGCCTGGGCGAGGCGGCGGGTGTGGTTGGCGAGGGTGCAGACCTCGGGGTCTCGGTGGTTGTTGATGAGCAGGTCGGCCTGGGCGAGCGCGGTCTCGACCTCTGGGGGGGTGGCGGCCTCCAGGGCGGCGAGCCGGGTGAGGGCCGCCAGGACGTCGGTCATGGCGTCGGGGTCCGCGTGGAGGGCGTCGCCGATGCGGGGGCCGGAGCCGGTCATGAGGGCGACGAGCTCGCCTGTGGGGCGGCTCTGGGGGTAGCTGGGTGAGGGGACGTGGGATCTGGCCGGTGGGGTGCTCATGCGTGGGGGTAGCGGGGGCGGGCCTGGGGCGAGCTGTTGAGCCCGCGCAGGAGGTCTTCGTCCTCGATGGAGAAGACGTCGGGCCACGCGCCGTGCGAGCGGGCAGCGTTGCTGACGATCTGACCGAGGCGGAGGTCGGGGTTCTTCTCCCACACGCGGCGGAGGGCGTCGAGCATGGGGACGATGCGGGCGGGGTCTCTCATGCGAGAGAGGCTAGCACGGTGCCTGGTGGGTCGGGCCAGTCGCACGGTGGTATCCCGTGCTTCCGGGCGAGCAGGCTCCACCACCACTGGAAGCGGGAGCGGGCCAGGCCGAGGTAGATGACGCAGCGCCGGAGGTTGGAGGGGAGGGCGTCTACCGCGCGCGTCATCTCGCTCACGGACTGGATGGGATCGATGCGGGCGTACTCGCGCTCCGCCTCGGGGTCGGTTGCCATGGGGGCTCCTCGGGCGTTGATCGCCCGTCCAGGGTACTCGGGCTACGGGCTCTTGTCGGGAGTCGGGGGGCTGGAGGCCGGCAGGCGGAAGAAGCGTCGGGCGTTGTCGGTGGTGGTGCGGGCGACCTCCTCGGGGGTCTTGCGGAGCACGGCGGCGACGCGGCGGCACACGTGGACGAGGTTACAGGGCTCGTTGCGGCGGGTCTGTCCGAGGAGGCCGGGCGGGCGGAGGAAGGGGGCGTCGGTCTCCAGGAGCAGCCGGTCCATGGGCAAGAGGGCGAGGGCGCGGAGGAGTGCCCCGTTGCGGCGGTCGTCGCAGACCCACCCGGTGACGCCGATCATGAACCCTCGGTCGAGGTAGGCCCGCACCTCCTTGTCGGTTCCGGTGAAGCAGTGGACGACGGCGGGAACGGGCAGGGTCCCGTGGTCGCGGTAGTCGTCGAGGATGGACAGGAAGCGCACGTGGGCGTCCCGCTCGTGGAGGAAGAGCGGCTTTCTGGTCTCGATGGCGGTCTCCACCTGGGAGGCGAAGGCGCGCTCCTGGACGGGGCGGGGCGAGAAGTCGCGGTTGAAGTCGAGGCCGCACTCGCCGATCGCCACCACGGCGGGGTCGCGGGCGAGGGTCGTGAGGTGGGGGCTGTCCCGCTCGTAGGTCGTCGCGTTGTGTGGGTGGACCCCGCACGTCGTGTAGACGACGCCGGGGTAGCGGGCCGCGAGCTCCAGGCCGGCGCGGGTCGCGCGCAGGTCGGTGCCGGTCGCGACGATCGCGCGAACGCCGGCCTGCTGGGCGCGGGCGATCACCTCGGGGCGGTCGGGGTCGAACTGGCGGTTCGAGAGGTTGGTGCCGATGTCTACGAGGTCGGGTGGATTCTGGGGGGTCACAGGAAGAGCTTTCCGCGCTTCCCGACGGCGATCATGACGTCGAAGCGCTGGGTGAGCTGGCCGACCTCAGAGTTTAGGTCGAACACGCCGGGGGGATTGGGGATGCCCGTCCAGGGGCAGGGGATGTTCTTGCCGTTGATCCGGTCCATCGCGTGCAGCACGAACCTCCCACCTTGTAGTGGGGCACGGATCAGGCACACGGGGCAGGTCCGGCGCGGCCCCTCAGGGCTCGCGGAGGACGGCGTAGGCGGACTCATCGTCTGGGGCTCCCTCGCTACCGAGCAGCGCCCGCACCTTGGGGACGAGCTGAAGGAGGAAGTTGACCGCGCCCGCGTGGTCCCCGTCCGACAGGGGGGACTCCGGGTGGTCCACCAGCAGCAGCGCCTCCAGCAGCAGGAGCATGCGGTCGGCGTCGTGGGCGAGCTGCCTTACGTCGGGGTCCGACGACCGGCCGAGAGACCGCGTCCGCTCTCGTATGGCCAGCCGACCTGCGGGGAGGGCGTGACGCTCTCGACGCTCTCGACGCTCGTGCCGTCCGAGCAGGTCTCGACAGACCCGCAGCAGGTCCTCCGCGTACTGTGTGCCGAACACGGACCCCTGCGCGACCTCCTGCGCCAGGGCAGACGCCGTGTACTCCACGTCGAGGACGCGCCACACGACGAGGTCTTGCGGGAGCTCCCGCAGGAGTGCGGCGACCGCGCTGTGAAGGGTGGGTGAGGTCATAGGCGAGCGATCTCCGCCCCGAGGTCGGCGGGGAAATGCTCGCTCGAAGGCCAGGCCCGGTGCGGGCCGTATGTTTCGGATGCGTGTCCCAGGCCGCCGATCCGTATCCGGGGCACCATGGCGTTGAACGCCCGCTCGTCCTCTGCGGTGAGCTCGTGCGTGGTCGCCTTGGGGAAGCGGACGTTGAAGAACCCCATCCCGAGCACCCAGCGCCCGTAGTAGTTGTCCTCGTCCTCCTCGGTCACCACGCACCAGTCGGGCACACTACTGCTGAGGTCGCCCAGCTGGTGGTGGGCCGCGGTGGCCTTCATCGTGCGGGGCTCTAGTAGGGTGGTTCGGCTCATGTCCGAGCTTACCCGGAAGCCCCGACGACGAGGTAGGTCCCCCCGGGGGCTCGCCCCTCGCGGACCAGGGCGTCGAGGATCGTCTCGATCGAGACCGACACGATCGGGGGGTCGGGGGCGCGCAGCGCCTCCCACTTGGCGTGCTGGACGGGGCTCAGGTGGCCGCTCGCCTCGTGCAGGCGGGGGAGCGGGGGCAGGCGGGCGAGCTCGAACAGGGCGATCCTGCGGGGGTCGAGCACGAAGGGTGCGACCTCCCGGCCAGCGACCTGGGAGGCGAAGCGGATGAGCTCGTCGAGCTCAACCACATGGACCTGCTTGGTGAGGATGTGCATGCGGCAAATCTACCCCGCGCGTTGCGTGCAGGGCGTCCCTGAGCTGCTGGCGCTCGGCCTCCGACCTGCGCAGGTGGTCGACGAGCGCTCCGACGTCGAGCGCGATCGTTCCAAGAAGGGACAGGACGGGGCTCGGCAGGTCCCCTCCGAACACCATGGGGGCCATCACGGCCGTCTCGGCGCGCTCTAGCGCTCCATGGATGACGTCGGACGCGGGGGTCGCCTCCAGGCGGACGAGGCGGTCGATCGCGTCGATTAGGAAGGGGTGCAGCAGGTGCGGGTCACAGCCCTGGTGCAGGGCGTCGGCGAGGTCTTGGGCAGGAAGGCTCAACATGGGGAGTGGGGACCCGGGGGTTCCCGTTCAGAGCTGACCTACGAGACGAACGGGACGGGGTCGGAGATCGCGTAGAAGGTGTCGGTCAGCGACGAGAACGGAACCCCATCAAGGGACCCCTTGCCCGAGACGGCCGCGTTCTGGACCTTCACGGTCGAGAACAGGGGCGTCCCCTGCACGGCGGGGTTGCCCGCGACCCAGTTCGAGGGGGCCAGCAGGTGGTAGTAGAGGCCGACCGACACGACGTTCGGGGCGACCGCGCCCGTCGTGTTCACGAGCGGCTTGGCCGTCGCGGTGGTGGTGCTCTGCGGGCAGTAGCCGAGCACCACCACGATGGTGTTGTCGGCGGTCGCCGTCGACAGCCGACCGTCCACCGCGACGCGCCCGATGATCGTCGAGTAGTCGACGATCGCCAGGAGCCCGCGCGCGTGCGCGCTCGTGGGGCCGAACCGCAGCACCTCGGGCGACTCGCCCCCGACGAGGTTGGTGTTGGTGAGCTCGGAGTACTTCACCTGGAGCAGCCCGGAGTCCTGCACGACCGCCTGGAAGGCCGCGCTCAACGGGGCGAGTTGGACGAGGTTCGCCTCGACGGTGGCGTTCACGGTCGAGGTGTTGTCCATGAGGAGGCTCACCGCGCTGCCCGTGACGATGTCGTCCTCCAGGCCGAGCGCCTGGGGGTTGGAGCCGGTGAAGTGGATGCCGGCCGGGGCCCCGAGCGGGGCGTTCACCCCCATGCCGCGCCACTCGACGAACGCCCCGAACGGGTCGGGCGCGAGGTCGACCACCACGTAGCCGTTGAAGAACGAGATCGCCTCGTCCTTGGTGCCCGCCCCCCACACGTGGACGTGCTTGCGCAGCGTGACCACCTGGTCGGGGTAGGCCCCCGGCAGCACCCGCACGAGGGCCGGGTTGAAGAGGGTCCGCTCCCCCCCGGCCGCCGCCGCGTCGATGCCCGCCTGGATCGTGTGGTAGGGGGCGTTGGTGCCCGCCGGACCCACGACGAACTCCTCGGGACGCGGCTGGACCGCGTCGGCGAACTGGTAGTTGAGGGGCGTGCAGCGCAGGTTACGGCAGTGGCTCGTGCGGTAGCTCATGAGCGGATCTTCCGCCCCGCTGGCAGCCTCGCATACCGGCGGGTTCGGTTCGGGATCGGTCCGGGGCCTCCAGGGGGGGTCCCACGTCGACCGGGCACCCTCGCCGGCCCGGCACGAGCACGTGGGCGACGAGCGGGATCCCGAGCCACTCCCCGGCGTGCCGCAGCCACGCGGTCACGTCGCGGTCCCCGTCGGACGGACCCGTGTGGCCTCCCGGGTGGTTGTGGACGAACACGAACTTCACGCAGTTGTGCCGGATGAGCTCCCGGAAGACGTCCCGCGCGTGGGGGTAGGCGATGTCCACGGTCCCCACCGAGACCAGGTGGACGACGGTCACGTGGTGGCCGGCGTCGAGGCCGAGCACGTAGCAGTGCTCCTGCTCGGCCTCGCGCAGCGCGCGCACCTGGGGGACCCGCAGCACGTGGGTCGCGCGCTTGACGACGGGGCTCCTCACCTTGGTTCGAGCGCTCCCGACCGGGTGACGTCCGCCATCCACTCGTCGTAGGCCGCACCGGTCGGGCTTCCCGCCTGCACCCACAGGCGCGCCCACAGGCCCCAGCGGCGCTCGGGCACCCCGTCCGGGGGCGCGTGGGGGAGGAGCCCCCGCTCGCCGGGCATCGCGTGCCAGCCCATGCAGAACAGCGCCCACCTCGGTCGGCCCGCGGACTCCTGGACCGGGCTGGGGTCCTGGGCGCGCTCCCGGTACGCGTTCCGGTACGCCAGGAGCGCCGACAGGATCCCCTGGAGCGCGTCGACCTCGCGGGGGTCGCGAGCGGGTCCCCCCTCGACGTACTCGTCGAACTCCTCCAGCAGCACCGTGAGGGGGTAGTGGGCGACCGCCGGTAGGACGGAGGTGAGCGCGCTGCTGAAGCGCCTGCGCAGGTCCGCGTAGGGGCGCGCGTCGCGTGGCCAAGGCTTGGGTGGGATCATGGCTTCTGGGGAACGTACGTGGCTGACGCGGGAGCTGTCCCCCGGGGGTCGAGGATCACCCTGCTCGGGACCTCGCGCTGGGCGGCCTCCTGCTCCCCGCGCCGGCGCCGGGCGTCGCGCAGGTCCTGGCCTCGCAGGTCCTCACCGCACGACGCGCAGCGCTTCCCGTCGCGGGGGACCACGTGGTGGCAGGTCCACTCCTTGGCGGGGAGGTACAGCGGGGCCGTCGCCTCGACGAGGTGGTCGCGCAGCACCACGAGGCCGGGCCGCTCTCCTGCCGGCACGCCCGCGGGGTCCTGGCTCGACGCCACGCGGATCGACCCGCGGTCGAACTGCGCCCGCTGCCCCTCGATGCGCTGGAGCCGGAGCCCCGCCCGCGCGGCCATGCCGGTCGCGAGCCGGAACATCGTCTCGTCCCGCACGTAGGAGGGCAGGGCGACCACCACCACCTCCTTGCCCTCGGAGGCGTGGGAGACCGCCTGGCAGAGCATCCGGGTCGTGTAGCCGCGCTTGCGGCCGTCCGTGGACGGGGCGACCGTCTCGGCTGCCCGCACGTGGGCGTCGGGGTCCTTCAGGCCGCACGCGGCGGCCACCTGGGCGGGCGTCACGACGAGGCCCCCGTTCCCGCCAGGAGCGCGACGGCGTCCTGCATCTGCTGCCCCGCCTTGCTCGGCTCCTCGTCCCCCAGGCTGGCGATCACCTCGCGCTCCTCTGCCTCGACCTTCTCCGCGAGGACCTGGCGCTGCATCGTCTCCGGTCCCGGCCGCACGTCCTCGATCGTCTTGTCGATGAGCGCGAACGTGTGGGCGTCCTCCGCGTCCTCCGCCTGCTTCAGGAGTCGTCCCTCGGCCGCCTTGAGCGCCTCGGGGTCGTCCATCAGGCCGCGGGCGAGCAGGAAGACCGCCTCGTCGTCGGCGTCCGCACCGAGCTCCGCGCGCGCGGCCCGCGTGGCCCTCTCGGCCAGGTCCCTGACGGCGCGGGCATCCTGCTCGGGCATGTTGACAGCCCAAGGCCCCGGGCCCCCGTCAAAGTCGTCCGCGTGCTCTGGCACCCGCGCGTGGTGGGTGGGCGGGTCTTCCCCCGCGACCCTGCGCGCCACCTCTTCGGGGCTCATGCCGTCGATGCGCTTCACGAGCCTCTCGGCCCTCTCGGCCTCGTGATCGGCGACCGTCGAGACGATCTCCTTGTCGTCCCCCCACAAGGTCTTGCGGATGCGCTCGACCTCGGGAGCCTCCGGGTCCGGCCCGAGCGGGCCGTCGTCGCCGTCAGGAATCTCGTCGAGGGACAGGACGGGGAGCGGGGCGATCTCGTCCCCGGGTCCTCCGACCTGGCGCGCCGGCTGGACCGTGCGGACCTCGGGGTTCGGAACCGACATCCCCTGGTCCTCGTAGGCGGCCCAACCCACCTCGGACTCCGGACCGAACCCGACGGAGCGGGCGCGCTCCTGGCGTCGCGCTCGCTCGAGATCGGCGTGGGTGTCCTGCATGGTCACCTGGCTCGGGTCGGGAGGCACAGAGGTCGTCAGGGTCTCCGCCCCGAACACCTCGTCCATCGCGCGGTGCTCCTGCGGGGTGATGGGGCCCTGGGTTATGGGGGTCTCCGCTTCGTCCTCGCGCACCACAAGCCCCAGCTTCCGCAGCGCCTTGACGCGCCCTCGGGGATTCACCAGTTCGGCGATCTTCTTCTCGATCGCGTCCGGCCCAAGGTCTCCCCCCACGTGGACACGGGCGAGTCGCAGGGTCGTGTTGCCAACCTGCGCGATCAGCGTGTCTCCTGTCGCAACGCGTAAGGCGCGGGGCTGTACTGCCTCCGACGGAGATCCCTCGAAGTCCGCGGCGTAGGCCACGGCGCACGCAGGCACCCCCATGAGCGAGTCTCCCAGGCCCGCCTGTCGCCACCCGCGACATCGCAGCAGGAGGTTCGATTCCACCCGCGCGTCCTCGGGAATCACTACGACGTCTTGTGTCAGACCGAACCACGAGCCGTGCAGGTCGGCAAGGTAGCCGAGCGCTTGCCCCACGGGCTCGCCCAGCACGACCTCTCGCATCACCTCGGACACCTTCTGCATGATGCGCCCACGCTGCTCGATGTCCTCCAGGGGCCAGCGACGCGGGTCGTCGAGCCTGGAGTAGCTCACCGGAACACGAATCCCCATCGCGGTGAGCTGCTCTGCCCATCCGAGGTCGTCGCGGATCGCCGTTCGGTCGATCGCGTCGAGTATGGACGGCTCCCCGTGGGGACGTGCCGCGATGTTGACGGCACGCACGTAGTGCGGGACGTTCACGCTCTTCGCGTAGGTCCCCGTTCCCACCCAGAGGTCCTCGATGTTCTTGGGAGGAAGTTCCTCGGCGACGGCTTCCCGGCAGACGGGTATCACGACCCCGCCTTCTTGCCGCCAGTCGACGCGGAGAAGGAGCGTGTTGCGCAGGTGGGACGGTTTGGCATCTACCACCGCGACCGTCTCCTCGTGAGGCCATCCGAGCTGGTCGAAGATGCTCACGTAGCGGGGCGTGTTGGGGCGGGCCGCCTGCTCCTCGTCCGGGTCCGCCTTGTAGGTCATCGGCTCGGGTCGGTCGACCACCAGGTGGCTCGGGTCCTTGGTGCAGCGGTAGTTCACCCACTCGTGCCCGATCGGGCACGCCCCCACCTGACGCGGGTCGAGGGTGCGGGTCATCCTCGACCCGCACACGGCGCACTCGAGCTGCTGGATGGCCCGCAGGGTGGCGCGCTTGATGATCGCGTGCGTGTTCTCGGCCTCGGGGGTGCCGTAGTCCCCGAAGGGGGTCGCCTTGGGCGTCCGGGGTCCCTTCGAGGTGAAGTCGCGAAGCGGGATCGCGTTGCGTCGAGGCACCTCCTGGGCCGCGCGCGGGATGTTCGCGACCTCCCTCAGGTCGGCGAGCGGGTCGAGCTCCGTGGGGTTGTCGTCGACGTTGGGCAGGGGCGACCCCTCCGGGACGTCGGCCGACCACAGCCGCGCGAGGGTCGCGACGTCGTCCGAGTCCTCCTCGGCCTCCTCCTCGCCGATCCCCGACAGGCTGAGCCCGTCCTGGTCCGACAGCTCCAGGGCGCGCATCGCCTCCTCGATCCGCTCGGGGGGCTCGGGCTTGTCGCTCCACAGCGAGGCGAGCACGTCGAGCGCCGAGTCGTCGTCGACCTTCGCGGCCCGCAGGATGATCGCCTTGACCGCCGCCACGAAGTTCCCCTTGACCACGGGGTGCACCCAGGTCCGGTCCTGCCTGGTGGCCAGGTGGGCCGCCTGGCGCACCGCCTCGTTCGGGTCGGTCGTCAGGAAGGGAAGGTGCTCGACGGGCAGGAGGAACGCCGCCGCGGCCCGCCGCACGGGGGACTCGCTCCGCGCGAGCGAGCTCGCCACCTCGGGCTTGTCGCCCTGCTGGGCGAGCCCCGCGGTGATCCGCGCGAGCACGTGGACGCTGAGGTTCTCGTTCGCCAGCAGCCGGCGCGCGGCCTTCATCGCGCGGGTCCGCCGAGGCCCCGTGCCGCGCATCGCGGCCACCAGCACGTCCGCCGCCTCCGTCTGGACGAGCCTGGGCGGAGCCTCCGGGGAGGCCGTCTGCTCGAGCAGCCATACGTCTTCGTCTCCCGGCGCTTCCCGCACGTCGTGCTCCTCCTCGTCAGGTTCCTCCCGCACCTCGCCCGGAGGCTCGGGGGGCAGGGTGCCCACCGCTTGCACGACGCGCATGTAGCCCTCGGGGGCCTCGCGCGTCTCCTCCCCGGCCACGACGAGCGGGTATCCCCGGTCCTCGTTCCACTGGTCCTGCCGCTCGTAGACGTGCCACCTGCGCCCCTCGTAGAAGCGGACGTCGCGGGGCACGATCACCGTTCCCTTGACGGACCTCTCGGCCTCCCCGTTCAGCATGAGGACCTCGACGACCTCCTGGCCCCCAAGCTCGTCAAGCGGGGGGAGGGCGTCGGGCGCGGCCGGCTGACGCGTCGCGGACTTGAGCAGCGTCGCGGCACCCCGCATGCGCGCGAAGTCCCTCTCGGCGAGCTTGCCCGCCTTCGGGGGGTCGCTGGGCCACAGGGCCCGGAGCCCGGGGAGGATCGACCCGACGACCAGGCCGTTGAGGGCGCGCGCGACGCGGTGCGCACGCACCCGCACGGACCCCGCGGCGACCAGCGTCGTGGGCGACTCCGCCGCGACGTATAGCACCTCGTCCGCGCCCAGGTTGGGGTCCACGACGAGGCGATGCAGTCCGCTCGACCTCGCCGAGCGGGCCAGCAGCGTGCCCTCCTGGATGGGGGGAGCGCCCGCCTCGTGGCGAACCACCACGGTCTCGACCGGCTTGACGGGGGCCACCTTGACGGCGCGATACCCGTCGCCCCGAACAGCGTCTCCGAACAACACGGCGTGCGCCTCGTCGGTTAGGACCACGCAGCACTCGTAGTCCTCGTCCATGCCGTCGAGCAGGCGCGTCGGCTTGCAGACGATGTGCCCGTCCGGGGGCGGAAGGACCCGGCAGATCGCCAGGATCGTTCCGGGCCGAACGAGCACGTCCTGGGGGACCGCGACGTCGCAGGTCTCATCGAACTTGAACCCGACCTCGTCGGCCGGGAGAGAAAGGGATTCGGTGTCGCTCAAGGGGTCTCCTTGGAGGTGGGGTCCGTCGGGGCGTCCAGCCGGGCCGCAAGGTCCCAGCCCTCCGTCGGCGGGCCATGCGGGGTCGGATGGTTTATGCGCTCGACGTCGTGGTAGCCCCCCACGAGGGGAAGCGCGTCCGCGGGCGACCACGACTGATGGTTCGCGTCGTGCACGCGGGCGACCGTCTTGCGCAGGGTGTCGGGCTCGTCCCGCGGGCTGGGCTCGAAGTCCGCGGCCGGGTAGTCGAGGATCTCGCGACGCGCCCAGACGGCGCTCGCGGCCCGGTCGCGAGCGCAGCCGCTCGGCATGATGCTCGGGATGACCCTCGACACGGGGAGGCGGTCGCTCTCGAAGTCCTGCTTGGGCGCGAAGAGCTCCGAGGCGAACATCGCCTCGGTCGCCCAGGTGGGGATCTGTGTCCGCACTGTCGAGGCGTCCGTCGCGAGCAGGTCCGTCACCGCCTGCCGCACGTCCCTGGAGGGGTCGCGCCGGCGCAGCCCGAGGTCCCAGAGCAGCACCCGCAGCAGGGGGAAGGCCGCGCAGATGCGCGCGGCGGCGAGCCGCACGCAGGCGTCCGGGTCTCCCAGGAGGAACGGGACCTCGTGCGGCGCGAGCTGGTAGGCGGCGGCGGCGCGCACCAGGGGGTCCGGGTTCCGAACGATCTCCCGCGCCTCCCGCGCGATCATCGCGTTGACTGCGCCCAGCGCCTCCAGCTCCAGGGCGTCCTCCTGGGCGCTCGCGTACGCCTCAGGCGATGGTTCTCCCCCGGACGGGGCGTCCTCGCCGTAGTGGTGCAGGACGATGGGATCCGGGGGAAGATCGGTGGGCTCGGACATGCGCGGGCTCCTTTGGGTCCACGCATTTTACTCTTGATCTCAACGGGCCGATCGGGGGGATTCACCAGCGGTCGCGCTCGCCGGGGTAGTGGTCGCGCGGCGCGCTCACCACCCGCTCCAGCCGGCCCACGAGGGAGAGGCGGTAGCCCTTCCACTCGCGAGGCATGCGGGGAAGCCCGACCCCCAGGCGACGGGCGAGCCGCTCGAGGTTCTCGACCCGGTAGCGCCCGTCAGGTCCGCGCTGGCTCACCCTGAGGAGGGCGCGCCGCGAGATGTACCAGCGGTCACCCGCTGGTCGCTCCGTCCCGCGCCTCGGGGGGCGGGGTGAGGGGCTGCTTGAGTCGCATCTCATCGAGGAGCCGCAGGATGTCGACCACGACGCCGATCCGCGCGGTGCGGGAGGCCCGCACCAGGACGGACAGGTAGTGGCTGAAGGTGAGGAGGCGACGCCTGGCCTCCTCGGGCTGGTTCTTCGCGAGCAGCTGGGCCTGCCGGCTAAGGACGAGCAGGTCGCGGGCTCGGGTCTTCTCCAGGGGCATGGTTCGCAGGGCGCGGACCATTCGCGCGACGATCGCGGGGGGCTTGGGCGTCTTCATGGGACCTCGGAATCCCCGTAGCCTACCAAGAGACTTTCCCCCTGTCAGCTAGACCATGGGGGGTTTGTTGTCGGCGTCGGATTCCTTCCCTTTCCCCTTCTTCTTGTCCTTCTTGGGGGGCTTGGCGGACTTCTCGGCGGCGGGCTTCCCGGGGGTCGAGGGTGAGGGGTCGGCGATCGTGAGGGCGAGTCCAAGCAGCAGGGCGTTCATGGGGGCCTCCTCCCCGGAGTACCCGTCACGCGAGCCTCTCGTACAGCTTGTCGTCACCTCGGCATCGCTCGCGCAGGCGCGCGTACCACGCCTGGTTCTTCACCTTGAACATGCGGGGCAGGCCGGGGCTCGCGAGCTCCGCGCTCTTGCACACGACCCCCTCGAACGGCATGCCAGGCAGCGTCCCGGCGCGGACCGGCTCGATGACGTCCCCCACGCTCCCGTGGTGCAGCAGCACCGCGTGGTCGACGCCCCGCAGCAGGCGCACGAACTCGTTGGGGGGCAGGATGCCGCGGTTGTCGGCCGCGACGTCGAACAGCGTCACCGTGTGGGCGTCGCCCTCCTCGTGCAGTCCCGCGAAGCTCTGCGGCCCCCAGAACTCGTAGAACACGACCACCTTTCGCCACCGCGCGTCGCGGAAGATCCTCGACAGGTCCTCCTCGTACTTCTCCCGAAAGAGGTCCGGTCCCCTGAGGAGGTGGGGGTTGGAGTCGTCGAGCAGCCCGTTGCGCTTGCCGTGCTTCCAGAAGCCCCTCTTCGGGCTCCACTCGGAGCGCAGGCTCGACCCGTCGTACTTGCCGAACACGTAGTGGGTGCCGCCGCGCACCGTGGCGTCGATGCTGGGATAATCCTTCACGCTAGTCCTTGCGGGCGGGGGCCTTGGTCCCCCTCCTGCGGGTCGGCGTCTCGTCGAGACGGTCCGCCATCTTGTCGACGCGGTCGGTCAGGTCGTCGACCGCGTCGCGCAGCCCGTGGAGGCCGATCCCGCGCAGCACCTGGTCGCGGACCTCACGCCTCCCGTCCTCGACCCCGCGCAGGTAGTCGCTCACCATCTGGAGGATGAGGGTGCGCAGGTGGTCGCTCGTCCAGTCGAGGCCAGGCAGGGCGATCGTCCTCGGCTCGACCGTCTTCCGGTCGTAGGCGTACAGGGGGAACTCGACGCGGGTGATGCCATCCCGCTGCATCCTGTACGCGGTCGCGTTGACCCCAAGGGTCGGGATCTCGACGACGAACTTGCTGGGCGTCTTGGGGGTTGTCATCGGTACTCCGTGTACCAGAAGTGGACGAGGATCGTCAGGACTCCGAGCCAAGCGGCGGTGCCCATCGCGTGCTGGGCGAGCAGCAGCGGCGAGGTGGCTGGCGAGCAGGAGAACCCCATGAACCCGTACAGGACGATGAGGGTGTAGAGGCGCGCGTTCATGGAGTCTCTCCGGAGCTCGTCTCATCGACCTTGGTCTCGTCTTCTGCGGTGGGAGCGTCCATGAACGCGACGCACACCACCGCGATGACGAGGAACACGCCCGCCCAGCCAGAGACGCGCGTTGACACGTCGAACGCTGACGGGGAGGGCGAGCACGAGTAGCCGATCAGGCCGCCGGCCAGGACAAAGAGAAGGATCTTGATGGGTGTGGGCATGCGGTATCCTTGCCACATGAGCCGAGACGCTCGCATCGCCTGGAGCTGTCCCCACCTGGTGAGGGAGCGGACGCGCGTCCGCTCCGGGACCGGGACTGTCACTCTCCGGGGAGAGGTCGCGGGTCCCGTTGAGGTGCGCGTGGGGGGCGTGGTGGTCTCTCAAGAGGGTCGTGCGGGGGGGTCCGGCACGGGTTGGCCTGGCTGGGCTGCTGAGGTGGGGAGCACGGAGGTGTCGTGGCGCGGCTGGGCTCCCCGAAACGAGACGGTCGAGGTGCGCTACGTGAGCTACCCCTCCGTGTGCCCCCGCTGCGCGGGGAGCCTCGTGGAGAACGACGCGCGCCTGCAAGACCGTGCCGTCGCGTGGGTCACGGGTCCTGACCTGGTCTTCCAGCAGGTCGCCAAGTGGAGCGTGACCAACCGGGGGAGCGCCCCCGCGTACCCGTGGTACGGGACGATCATCTCGTCCCTCATCGGGGCGCGCGGCGGGGCCACCGCGGCGGCCTCCGTCGTGGAGGACGAGATACGCGGGGTGGCTGACGGGTTCCGCCGGCTACAGGCTTCGCAGCAGCGCTACCAGGGACTCGCGCTGGGCGAGCGGCTGGTGGCGCTCGCCAGCGTGGTGGCCACACCCAACGAGACCACGCAGTCCGTCGACACCGCGATCTCCCTGCGGGTCGATGGTGACACGACGGGTGGCCGCATCCAGTACGCGGGCGGCGGAGCCCGCCCACTTCGAGGGAAGTTGCCCGCCAACCCCAAGGGGTAAGGCAGGTCGATGAACCTCCAGTCGGATTCGCGCGACACCTCAGCTCCGCCATGTGTCTCGCAGCTAGAAAACAGTATGGCAAACCACCGTGTGTACCGAGGAGTGGGCGTGTGTAGGGTCCTGTCATCGGATGATGACCTCCTCGTCCTGGAGCCTCTCACGTCCTTGGGAACCCCACCACGCATCGAGATCCCTCCCGAGCGTGTGGACTTGATGACGCGTGAGACGGTCACTCCGGTCGAGGCTCAGGAGGTCCTGGACCTCCTGGCTGAGGCCCCAGAGCCCCTGGCCCACAACTACTGGACGCGCCGTCGCCGCGTCTACGAGGAGGTGGTCAAGGAGAGCGTCCTGTCGGAGCTCGCGAGCCACCTGCGTGACCTGCTGGGGCGGAAGACTCCCTCCTACGTGGAGCGTACGCTGCGTGACCGACTCCGATCCATGGTGGCCGACGAGCTGTCCGTGGTGCTCGACCTTCCGCGTTCCAAGGTGCTGGACCTGATGGAGCGCGCTCGGCGCGCCTCCCTGGGTCAGAAGGACGGAAAGCGATGACCTCCACCAGCGACCAGCTACGCCCGTGTCCTGACTGCAAAACCCTCCCAGGATGCCGGCACCGCGCGGGGTGTGACGTCGAGCGCTGCTCCGCCTGTGGAGGTCAGCGTCTCTCGTGCGCCTGCCCAAACCACGACCCGAACTTCTCCCGCTGGGCAGGTTTCTGGCCAGGGCAACTTGAGGCTGCCGCCCTGGGGATCGACCTGAACGAGTTCTACCAGCGCGACTTGAACCGGGTCCTGTTCGTGAAGCCCTCCCCGGAGGAGGTCGTCGTTCCGATCGCGCTCATCGTGCGGGAAGGTTTGGTCTTCATGACCAAGCGGTCCCCCGACACGTTGCGCCCGTCGATGTGGGAGCTTCCAGGTGGCAAGGTAGAGGCTCAAGACCTCGAAGGAGACCAGCCGACCGACTCCGTGGTCCTCGCTCGCGCTCTACGTCGCGAGCTACGAGAGGAGCTTGGAGTCCATCACGCCAAGGTCGGAGGGATCATCGGGTCCTGCATGTTCGCCTGGCGGAGCCCGGTCAGGGTCGTCGCGCTCCACGTGGATCTTGGGAGCTGGAACCCAGAGCCGAATGCTCCCTACGAGCACCGCTGGACGAGCCTCGAAGACGCGCTAGACCATCTCCCCTGCGTCCCGTCGCTGTACTGCCTCTACACGGAGCTACAGAGCGCGATCCTCCGCTAGGTCAGCTCCGCAAAGCTGCTCCCCGCGGACTACCTCGCATGAGAACCCACCATGTTCCTTGGAGCAGCATCGGCTTGCTCCCCTACGTCGTCGAGACCCTTCGCCTGCTCTCCGAGCAAAGCGGGGACCCTCAGCCCACCCTTCGCTATCGCACCAAGATCAAGCAGCACGGCACCAACTGCGCGGTGCAGGTACGCCGTGATGCGCAGGGGTCTGCGCACGTGTTCGCGCAGGGGCGCACCAACATCCTCACGCCCGAGGACGACTACAAGGGCTTCGCCAAGTGGGTCAAGACCAACGAGGAACGCTTCCAGGCCGTCCAAGGTGACGACACGACGATCTTCGGCGAGTGGGCTGGACTGGGCGTCGAGCCCGGCATGGCGATCTCCCAGGTCGAGGACAAGATGTTCCTCGTGTTCGCCGTCCAGGTGGGGCGCGGAGAAGGCGCGAGTCTCGCCTACGATCCCGACGTAATCCTAAACCTCCTCGGTCCGGCCGTGTGGGCTCCCGGCCTCGTCGTCCTTCCGTGGGAGGACCCCATGGTCGTGATCGACTTCGGCGACCCCGAGTCGGTCGAAGCTGCGGCGCGCGCGATGAGCACCGTCGTGCTGGAGGTCGAGCGCGAGGACCCGTTCATCAAGCGCACCCTGAACATCTCAGGGATGGGGGAAGGGCTCGTCTTCTATCCCGTCGGTACCGAGGTTCCCCGCGACCCTGAGCGCTACTGCCAACTCATGTGGAAGGCCAAGGGGGAGAAGCACTCCACGGTGCGACAGCGCCAGCCCGTGCAGGCGAACCCCGAGGTCGTGGCGAGCGCAGGCGGGTTCACCGACCTCATGGTCACCGAAGCCCGCCTCCTCCAGGGGGTGACGACGGCCTGTTCCGGGACTTACGACCCAAAGCTCACGGGCAAGTTCGTCACCTGGGTGGCGGGCGACGTGCAGAAGGAGTCCACGATGGAGCTAGCGGCCTCCGGCCTCTCCTGGGGGCAGGTGCAGCGCGCCGTCGAGACTCGCGCTCGCGAGTGGTACCTCGGCCGGGCGCGGAAGCCCTAGAGGGTCGTCAGCGCGACGCGGACGGGGTACGTCTTCGCTCGTCCGCGCCGGTCGGCCTCGACGAGGTAGCGTACCGCGACTCCTGAAGGCAGGGGAATGTCCACCTCGACCGCGCAGCGCGCGACAGAGACACGCGTGCATCGACCCAGCGCCCGGCCCAACGGACCCCCATACGCGCCACCCAGCGCATCAAGGGGCCACTCCATCCCGCCCACACGCAGGCGCTCTCCTGCGATCACGCGCGAGAAGTCCTGGTCCGGGTCGTCGAGCCAGTGACCGTCACGCACCACCCCGAACCCCCGTAGGCCCGTCGGTGTCGTCTCGTAGGAGACCAGCTTGTCTCCCAGTGCTTCCAGCGGGCAAGCGGCCCGGTTCACGCGTCTGCGCGCCTCGCGTGGCCACCCTGGCACCCAGGCGTACAAGACCGCGCCAGGTGGGGCGAACAGGAAGTCTCGCGACGCGTCCGCAACGAGGTTGCCAGCCAGCACCATCCCCTCGCCCCACTGTGGGGCGCGGCCCGAGAAGTACCAGCGCGCGTCGTCGTCGTGGTTCAGCTCCATGCACTCGTCGGCCAACGCGTCGGCATCGTCGTGCAGGGACACCTGCTCCCGCGCGACGTACCGCACGTCTGCCGATACGGCAGCGGGCTTCGTCGCCGCGATGACCGCGCGCACCGTCGCATCCTCGACGCCGAAGTCGGCTCCGGGCGGGAACGGGACCTCCACCTCGATCGCGCCCGGCAGGAGCTGGGCCGCGCGCGGCCCGAGCTCCTGGAGGGCGACTCCCACCTCACGCACGACCACCCGCGGGATGTCCGACGAACTCGACAGCGACACCGCGGCGATCGCCTCGGCGACGGCTTGTCCTACCGCCTCAGGCGTCGCCCCACGCAGGAGCAGGACGGCAACCGTGCGGGCCAGCCGCCGCACCGCGCGGTCGCTCGGCAGGTTGGGGATGTCGGCCTCGACGATCGACTTGCGTACGACTTCCCCGAGGAGGTCGGAGCGCGTCCACGCCCACGTGGCGTCGGCGAGCACCTCCTCGGCGTCCGCGTGGGCGAGGGCCGACCCCACCTCGACCGCCGCCTCCTGGAGGTCGCGGTACAGCGGACCCCCCACCTCCGAGACGTAGGTCGACCCCATGTAGCCGGCCGCCGCCGCGCTGCCCGCGTCCGTGAGGAGGGCGTCCGCGTCCGCCCGCGCGGCGTCCGGAGCTCCCAGGGGGCCCGGGAGCTGGTCGGACAGCGGAGGGAGCGCCTCCGACCGGGACGGCTCTGGTAGGTCCAGCCTACGGGCCATGGGACTCTCCCTCAGGGGGAAGGGGCTTCTCGTCCTTCACGAAGGAGTCGAAGTCCTTGCACCCACTCCACAGCTTGAGACACATGCGATAGTGCCCGTTCGGGTCCAGGCTGCGAACCGTCTTCCCGTCGGTACCGTAGGTAGGTCGTAGGTCCCTCTCCTCGACGATGTTCCAGTCGTCCCCCGCGTACGTGACGGGGCCGTTTCCGTCGTGGAAGTCGATGGTGATGCGGGAGTTGTTCATCGGCGCTCCTGGTTGAAGAGGATCTCGACCTGCCCAAGCACGACCTTCTCGAGCAGGCCCACCTCGACGTCCGAGGGTTCGCGAGGTGGGTCAGCCGTCACGTAGGTGACCTCGACGTCTGACGGAGGAGGGGCCTCACGAGGGAGGAAGACGATGACTCGCTGGCCGGAGCGGGAGGCCCGCTCCGCCAGGATCGTAGGGTCAGTCGAGTCGGGTGGAAGCAACGACGCGAGGGTCGCGTCGTCCGACACGCCAGGGATCACGAGGCCGCGAGCCTCCACCACGTAGGCAGAGGGAGCCAGCGACCGGAACGGCTCTCCCGAAGCGGTGGGAGGTTGAGTCACCGTGGTGACCGGCACCAGGCGCACGCGCACCGACACCGGGTCAAGGTCCGTCCCTCCGCCTGGCTGCGGGGGCCAAGCGAGCAGCGGGGACAGGTAGGCCGTCACGGTGTCCCCAGACCAGGCGTCGATCCGGGTCCATCCCACATCGGCGACGGCCTCGGCGAGCACGAGCGACCCGTACGACCTCCCCTGAAGGGCCAGCGGCTGCACCACGTAGGACACGTCGGGCACGTCGTTGACCGCAGCGACTACCTCCGAGATCCGCATCGCCTCCCCCATGCGACGTGGCGCGAACAAGCGCGACAGTGCCGTGAGGATCGCGGCGCTCGATCGGGACACCGACACGGGCCGTGCGGGGTCGTGTCGGAGCACGACCGTCATCTTGAGGTCGACGGGCACCTCGACCGCGATCTTGGCGAGCGGGTTCGAGTCCGCGTGGCGCTGAGCTCCTAACACCTGCTGCACCGAGGAGACGATCCCCTCGTACATGTACTCGACGACGAAGTTCTGGTCGTACGCGTAGTCGATCAGCACCGCGTCTCCGGGCCGCACCTTCCCGTCGCGCGCGAACCTGAGCACCAGGGGGTCGCGTGAGGTCGCCGGGATCTCTACGTCCCAGTCCGGGTCTCCGGCACCAGGGGGCACAGGGTCCAGGGGACCCCGGAACGAGGCCCCTGTCGCGGGGTCGCGCACGACGATCGACGTGGGGTCGACGCCGAGCCGGCCGAGTGGCTCGGGTCCGTCGAGGACCACGTGCCGCTCGCCGGACACGGACAGCGACGGGATGCCGACCGACACGAGCTGGCCGGGCGGAGGGGGGCGCAGCACGATAGAGTCATCCGCCACCGTGCTGCGCCCCTTGAGCAGCGGGTCGGCGCGCTTGGACAGCACGTACGTTGAGGGGTCGAGCAGGCCCGTCTCCTCCCCCGTGAGCGAGGAGATCGACCGCACCGGCTGCCGGTCCGTCACGTACTCCGAGGAGACGCGGAGGCGCACGTCCACCGACACCTCGTCAGCCTGCCCCACAAGGCCGGGATCGTTACGCAGCGGGTCCAGGTCGAAGGTGTCGGGCCCAGACACCTGCACGTTGGTCAAGTCGAACCAGTACCCGCGGGTCATGTTGCGCGCCCCGAGCGACCGAGAACGATTGTCGATGACGTAGAGGAGCGGACGCTCCTCGCTCGCCCCCTCGACGCGGAAGCGCAGGCGGCGGGGGTCCCCCACGGGGACAGCGCGCGCCGCCCGCAGGACCGCCGCGTCGAACACGAACGTCTCGGTCCGACGCACAGGGGCCGTCGTCCCGTACACCCAGACGTCGGTCCCACAGGGGCCGCGGCGGTACAGCGGGTGATCGCGGTCCACGCAGAAGACCTGCTCTACCCCGCTCGTGCCCGCGGCGTCCGCCTCGATCCCCACGACGGTTCCTGAGTCGACCGCGCCGAGCGCCCGCTCGATCCGCTCGGTGAGCTTGGCGTTGGAGTCGGGGGGGTCTCCGAGGAGGTCGGACGCGGCCACCGCGGCTACCGCGTCCGGCTGCCCCTCTATGGTTCCACGCTCCCCAGCAGCGACGTTGGAGGCGTTGCCCGCGACCTCCGCCTCCGCACGCACTTCGGTCACGTAGCGTCCCGTCGATGGGTCATAGGTAGACGCGAGCCCATCCACGGGGATCGACCCGGGCACAGTCACGACGTAGGCCCTCCCGCCGAAGTCGATGCGCGTCCCTGCACCGATGTTGATGCTAGTCGTCGGCCGCTGGCTGGACACCACCTGGACGGGGCCCTCCGCGCGCGTACCCTGCTCGCGGGTGATCCCGAGGTTGGAGGCGAGGGCCTCGAAGGCTCGGTCGATGACCCGCTGCACCGTCGGGTCGTCGGGAAGGAACAGGGCGTCCCGCAGCGACTGCTTGTAGCTCGACTCAGAGACGGGCACGCTCGTTCCCGTGAGGTCGGGGTCGTCCACTTGTAGGAGGGCCCGCGCCGAGCGCGCGCGGTTGGCGAAGTCGAGAACGAACCGGACCCGCTCGATCTCAGCCGACACCGGCACCACGAACGCGTCGTCCCAGAAGCTGCCGGGCTTCACGTCGATACCTGGCTGGCGACGCAGGATGGCCGGCGCGAGGCTCCCCGCGATCGCCTGCCTGGAGGGGACCGGTAGTGTGACGGGCCCAAGCGGCAGGGTCGTCAATGGCGCGGAGGACACGGCCTCAGACAGCGGCCCCTCCACCTCGATGCCTTCAGCGTCGAACACGCAGGAGGCCGCGTACCACAGGGGTACGTCGAGCGGGAGGGACCCGAGCAGCCCCGCCACGGTGGGGACCGTTCGATCGTGCTCGTAGCGCGATATCCGACGCGTGTGCCTCCGCACTGCCTGCGCCTGAACGCGCACCGGGGTGTCGTCGTCGCCCAGATCGAGCGTTCCCACCAGGTGCTCCACGTCTCCGATGAGTGCGGTCACGCGGGCCTCGCCCGCCTGGGGTCCCACCTGGGCCTCGACCTGAGAGACCACAACCTCGTCGCTGGCCTCGTCCGCGAACCCGACGTCGGCGACCAGGAGAGAGAAGCTAGCTCCCCCCGACCGAGGGGCCGAGGCTACGTAGTAGCGCAGGCTCTTGAGTGCGGGGTCCATCGGGCACTCGACCTCGATGACCACCGACTGACTGCGGCGCTCCGCCCGGATGGCCGTGGGCGACGGCGGAGCCGTCGAGACCGTGGACACCCTGCGGATGAGCGCTGTAATGGGCGCACCCACCTCGCCGGAGGCGAGAACGGGGCGCGCAACCACGGTGTTGTCCCCGTCGAGCAGGGGCAGGCCGTCCGGGTAGGCCGCCGGGTCCGGGAGGACGAACTTCCCGTTCGGGTCCATGCGCCAGAGGACGGGGTTCCCCGTCTCGGGGGCCGTTCCCACCTTGACGAGCAGCGCGACTACGTCGCCGCCGGCCGTCCCGCGGAGAAAGCGCGCGGCGAGGCTCGTCGTCACGAGGAGCGAGTCCCCAGAGGTGCCCTCGTCCCAGCGAATGTCCCATGCGTTCATGCGTTCATAGTATCAACCCACAGACGCGTGGACGGGTTCGATCTGTACTCCGAGTAGCAGGAGGTCCCTCACCCCCTCGGGCAGCGGAACCACGATGTGCGACGTCGACTCGTCCATGGAGACGGCCCGGAGCTTGTCGAGCAGGCGACCCAGGACGTTCTCTCCAACTAGCGTGCCGTCTGGCTGCACGACCGCGCCCCAGAAGGTGTCCTTGTGCGACAACTCGACAATGGGTAGACCGCCACTCGACTGGAGCAGCGCGCCGAAGGACCGCCAGTGCTGCGCGAGCTTCACCCGCAGCGCGAACCACATGACGGGGACGCGGATGACCTCCCAGTCGGGCCGCGTGAGGGCCGCGTGGTGCTTGGCGACCATCTTGGCCGCCATGGGGGACTTCTTCTCGATGACCTCTCGCTGGACCTCCGGGTGCGCGGGGAACCGCAGCGCCTGATACAGAGCTTCAGAGGTGCGGATCGCCACCCCGTTCACGACGAGCGGGAACCCAGCCGCCATGTTGGAGTAACCCCCGTACTGCTCCCGCGTCTTGCAGAAGACCGCGCTCTTGTCCCGCTCGTAGGTCTGCACGGGAGTGGGTCGGGTTAGATGTCTACTTCGGAGCTGAGAGCCGCCGGTAGTGGTTCCCGCCCGGCAGGATCTCCACGTCGTCCCGTCCGGTCAAAACGGTACGAACCACGAGCCCATCCATCGACCCCGTAACACCAGCGAGTTCGTGAAGCGCAGACCCAAAACCCGCCGCGTGGAAGATCCCATCTCCCTTGTCTCCGAACTGCTTGACAGCACGGTCAATCGCGAGTCGTACCATGTCGTTCGCCATGCGGCACCCTACCCGCTACAGCTCCCAGCGTCACGGCCGCATCGAGGTGGCTTCATGCACACACAGCAGGACACCCCTATCCGCCAGGAGAAGATCCACCTCCTCGTGGGCCGGTACGCGCACTTCTACGTCTCCCGGGCCCCCCTACCGAAACCCCTCACAGAGTCCGGGCTGGCTGAGGTAGCCGAGGCCGGTCTTCTGGCGCTTGATGCCTCCCACGCGGCGAACTCCCTGGAGTTACTGAACCTCCTGCATGCCCGCCTGAGCATCAATGAGGCTCAGACGTTCCTACACATGGTTGCGGCCTGTGCTCCCCTCCAGGCCAACTTGCCGGACTTTGTGCGGAACGGCCCCGACAGCATCTACGCGGTCGCGTGGGCCACGGCCTACTACATGCGACGGACCAAGCTGCGCGGGGTGATCGTCTTCGACCCCGAAAAATACAGCCCCCAGCACAGCCTTACGCTCGGGGTCCTCCAGATCCTTCATCGAGAGTCTGCGCGGCAGGTAACTGTCGTGCTGGGGCCTCACATGTTCGACATCGCGGAAGCCCACCCCGACCTCACGTTGATTCGTACTTCTGCTCCGTTCGGGTCTCTTCCGCCATCGCCAGCCGGCGAGCCAGCGACTGTGCCTCCTGGGGGCGCGCCTCCGGCAAGGGGTCCTGCGGGGGCCTAGAGCCCTGGAGCTTGGGGTCCCACGCTAGGGCCGCCGTCACGAGCTTCGGGTAGGGGAGGGCGCGCTGCGGGTGGATGCCGGTCGCGCTGGCGACCACCTGCGCGCGACGTAGGGCGAGCGACATGCCCTCGATCCTACCTCATCCGGTCGTACTTCCTTCGGTTCCGACGCGTGACCTTGATGATCGCCTCCTGAAGCGCGAGCGCCGGGTGGGGGGGCGTGCTCTGACCGGGGCTGTGGTGCGAGGGCAGGTGGTAGCGGCCCGCGCGACCGAGGACCGCACGCACGAAGGCGAACTCACCAGCCCGCTGGGTGATGTACCGCACCTGCGCGCGGCTGAGCTTCTTGCGCATGAGCAGGTCGGCGTGCCCGTACAGCGTCACAGACCCTCCCGCTCCCTGGCTCTCGCCTCCGACGTAGGTGAGGACCGGGGCCCCGTAGCGCTCCCGGAACTTCTCACCCCCTTCCGTGACGCGTGCCAGCACCTCGTCCATGCCAGCAGGTCGGCTGAGGTCCGCCCAGGTGCGGCGCGCATCCCGGACGTACTCTCTGATCCCTACGGTCTTGCCGTCCGAGGCGTACCAGCTCTTGGGGACACGTAGCTGGAGGATCGCGTCCCACACGTCCTGTCGGATCATCGCCTGCTTGACCGACAGGGTGTTGTCCCAGTAGTGGTGGATTTGGTGGAAGGTCGTCCCGACCTTCGGCCGCACCCGGATCTCCGCCTCGTTGTAGTCGTGGGGCCACAGGGCGGTCGCGTACTCGGTGAGTAGGGGGAGCACCTTCTCCAGGTGCTGGGCCGTCCCCTCCTGGCCAAGTCCAAACCCACCGAAGTACCGAATAGTCACCTCGCCGGGATTGAGACGGTCCACGATGTAACCGTTGGGTAAGTTCCAGTTCCCGTCGACGTTGAAGGCCACGGGCAGTCCAGCCTTCGTGATCGCCTCCTCGATTCTTCGTATCGTGGGGACGCCGGGTCCAGCTTCAGCGTCCCACGCTATCTTGTCCTCATGCGTGGGTTCCTTGCGCGTCCCCCGCCCGAAGCCGGCCCGCACCTCGACGCGCCCCTCCCACAGGGCACGGAGCAGGGCGTCAAAGTCCATGTCCCGTCGCACTGCCACGTCGTGACAGACGTTGGATCCCACGCCCTTCTCGACGACGTCCTGAGCGAGACCCTCCAGGATGACGTCGCGCAGCGGTCCCTCCTCGACCTCCTCGATGCTCCCGTAGTCATTGTAGCGGGCCCGCAGCGGGAATGTGCGGGCGACCCAGGTGCCGTCCACACTGTGAGTGCAGCGTCGCGCGCTGGGGTTCTTGGTGACGAGGAAGAACATCACCGGGTCGTCGGCTCGGATCGGCAGCCCAGACACGCAGCAGGAGAGGTCAAAGCATCCCATGTGGGGGGGTGATTCTGCGGACCGCATGCGGAGCTGAGAAGGTCAGCTCCGTACGGTTGTTGATCCTCGACTACACGGTATGAGCCGCAAACCCCAAGTCACCCCTGAGACTCCAAACCCTGAGGTTGCACGCATCCGGGAGCGCCTCCTCGACATCGAGTCCGAGATGGAGGCCGAGTCCGAGGCGCACAACGAGTCAGAGTCCACCGAGGAGTGGCCGACCGTCCAGTTCCAGCGCCTCGACAACGAGCTTCAGGCGCTGCGCAGGCGGCTCGCCAAGGTCGATCCCCCGCATCGTCGTGCCAAGGAGGCCGCATGAGGAACAAGCAGCAGGTAGAAGTATTCAGCCAGAGCTTCGACGAGCGCGGACGCGGCAACTTCGACGCCGGAGAGCGCCTCGCGAAGTGGGTGGAGGAGAACCCCCACATGCGGGTCGTCTCCATCGCTGGAGATGGCTACCAGATCATCGCGGTCGTCGAGCCCTGCGGGGCCGCTCCGTCGACCGACTCCATATGCCCGGCGTGCCCCCTAGCGTCCAGGCTGTAAGCTACCCCTTCGGGGGGCCGATCAGGTGGAAGGGCGACCCCATCCCCCAGGTGGCGAACGGGAGGCCCGTCAGCGGGTCGTTAGACCCCGCCGATATGATCGGGCCAAGCTCGTTCTTCTGCACCTGCGCCCCGAGGTAGACCGACTGCGCACCGGACACCGTGACGGCTCCGGCGCTCGTGACGAGCTCGGCGCTCACGGTGCCGCGCAGCGATATGGGCCCCGTCTTGGCGTCGAGCGTCACGACCCCCACCGCTGCCTCTCCGCGTAGCCCCGTCGAGTCCATGTCGATCTTTGTCTGGACCGCGCGCAGGTGGATGGCCCCAAGCTCCGTCTGGTAGGTCATGGACCCCACCTGGATGGTCGTGGTGTGGGACCCGAGCTTGAAGGTCTCCTCCCGGTCTCCCGTCTCGTAGGTGACCTTCTCGCACGTCTGGCCGGGTAGCGCGGGCTTGTAGGTCCGCGTGTGGAGCGGTCCCTTGTTGCCCCCATGAAGCTCCTCGCGTCGCGTCGAGTAGTAGGCGGCCCCGATCGAGCAGCTCGTCGATAGCCGCCCGCCCGCCTCGATGTTGACGTCCTGAGTCGCCGACGCTTGGACCGAGTCCCCGACGAGCTTCACCGTGACCGCCCGCACCTGCGCGGTGTCGGCCGCTCGCAGCAGCGCGTTCCCCGCAACGGCCTCCAGTCGGATCGACGGCCCGTCCTGCACCATGCCGGGTCCGCTCCCCTGAAGTACGACGGGGCCTCGATCGGACGCCAGCAGGACTCCCCGTGCACCGCGGTCTCGCATCGTTGCTCCGAGCTCCGCCTCGACCTGAAGGTCACCTCCGAAGCTCACCTGCCCGCGTCCAGCCGCCACGACGTCGAGGGCCGCGTCCTCGACAGTGCCGGCCAGCGACACGCGCGCGCGACCCCCGCGGTCGATCCCCACGAAGCACGGGGGCGCATCCTCGGTCGTGGGGTCCACCTCCAACAGGAAGGCCGCGAAGTCCTCTGGGCTCCCACCGGCCTCGACCCGCGGGTCCGGAACCCCCTGAGTTCTAGTGCGGGGACGAAGGGGCCGCCCGTAGCTGTCTGGAGCCCCCCATGGGTCATTTCCCACCGCGGTGCCCAGTGCCAGGCGCACGGTCGGCCGCTCCGGAGGGGCCTCTCCCTGGGGGGTGGGCAGGCGCTCTGCGTCGATTCCGTCCGTCACCTCCGTCGTGGGGATCTGCGGTCGGGCCTCGAACGCCGCCTCAATGCGCCACTCAGCGAAGTGCAGGTCCTCCGGACCCGGCTCGCCCGGGCGCGCGGGGACGAGCCTGTACCTCCGGCCCCCCGCCACGCGGGTAGCGGGGTCCGCTACCGCTTCCGCGCTCGCCTCCGACAGCTTCCCGTTCTCGTCTCCCCAACCGGCCCGCACCCACACCTGGTAGGGGTCCAGGTCGTCGGGCACGCGCTCCAGCGGCTGCCCCGTGGCCCCAGGTCCCCGGTCCAGCTCGACCGCCGGCACGAGCTCGTCCTCCGCGTGGCCGCGTCGGTCGGCCTCGGGCAGGTCGCGGGCCACCACACCGAACGGGGGCAGGAGGGCGTCCCTGCGCACCGGGCCGGCGTAGACACGCACGCCGGCCGCGGCCTCATGGATGGTGACGCCGCGCGCGACCACGGAGTCGTCGTCGCCGCGCGCGGTCACCTCGCTCCCTCCCTGCGCGACCGCGCGAACCCCCGACCCCACGAGGAGGTCAGCGCCCGCGGCGGAGCTCCCCGCGATGTCTCCCGGGTTCAACCCGAGGAACCGGTACCGCGCGGGGGCGTCCGGACCGAGCACGCCGCGCACGGTCTCGTCGTCGAGGTCCGCGTCGTCCGCGGAGAGCATCGAGGACCGCGCCCCGAGCAGCCCGAGGGGCACGCCAGGGACCACCCACCCCACGATGACGGGCGTCCGCGCGCGTGGGGCCAGCGACTCCTGCGGGATCCAGCCGACCACCGCATAGTCTCCCACCTCGGGGAGACCGCCGAGCAGGTGGCGGCGACCCGCCATCGGCATGGGGACCGCCACGGGCATCTTGGGCTGGTCGTCCGGCGCCCCCAGCACGACCCGCAGGGTCACCTGGAGCGTCGCGGGGTCGACCGCTAGCACTCGCGCGACCCCCAACCCCCACAGGTTGCCGGGGTCGCGCCTCCGGTTACGCTCCCGCAGCGTCGCAGGATCCCGCAGGATCTCGGCGCGCGACAGGGCCGTCATCTCTTCGGCCGGGAGCCGGCCACCGCTCGTAGCAGAACCTCTCATGCGGTAAGCATACCGGGTATGAGGGTTCCATTATTCAAGAGGAGATGAACCTCATATCTGCATGTGAACGGGTCGCAGCGTCAGCCTGTTTAGGAGCTGGCCTACCCCACCAGGTGGTAGCGGGGCAGGCGCTCGCGTACGAGACGCGCACCCTCGCGTACAAGGTCCGTTCGGATGTCGTCACGTGGCTTTCCCGCGAGGTAGGGGTCGTCGAGCGGGAGCCCTACCTCGACGAGCTGGACAGGAGGGTACTGACCAATCGCGTAGGGGTCGAGGATGTGGCGGTTCCGTCCCAGCCGGCGCAGCACGATCCACGAGTGCTCGTGGAGCGCGTGAGTGCGCTCGCTCCCGTAGAGGCCGTCCTCTACCTCTCCGGAGCCGAGGACCTCCTGCACGATGCGGGCGAGCTCGTGGCAGCGGATCCTCCCGTCTTCGGGAAGGACCTCGACGACGCGCTGGGCGAGGTCGTACGTGCGCATATCCTCTGCGCGAAACACGTAGCAAGCCGCGTAGCCCTTCATGACCCCGTCTACCCCACGGGTCCCCTGCGCGAGCTGTCAGGGTCGCCGAAGCCCGAGAACGCAGCCTCAAGCTGCCGAGCCGCCTGGTCAACCTGCGCGACTGTGCTCGACGACCCTGCGGGACGCACGCCTGGCCCGGCCCCACGCACGGCGTCCTGCCGCTGCCGCCACTGGGGTGCGACTTGGTCGGCGCGCTGCACGAGCGCCTCCGTCACGCTGCCTGGGTCACCGAGCAGGTCCTCGTCCACCACTTCGCCTGGCGGGGACACCTTGCACACGCAGCCCGTGTCGAGAGGACGTCCGGGGTCGAGCGCCATGTCCCCGAGCTCCGTCGGGGTGTTGCCCGCAGGCAACTTGTGGACGCCCTCCCGACCATTGGCGACCCAGTTGAGGAGGTCGACCTCCAGCTGGTCGGTGTCCTTCTTCTTCCGCAGGAGGCCGAGCTCTAGGAGGTCGTCGTCCTGGAGGTTCTCGCGGAGCGTCCGCGCGACCTTCTCAGATAGCTCGGCGCTGGGCTTGCGGTTGGTAACGACCTCGTCGAGTACCTGGTCCACCGTCGTCCGGCTGAGCAGCGACAGGGGGTCCTGCTTCCGCAGGTCAGACCACGCCCCACCCGCACCAGGCTGGACGCCTCGTCCGTATCGGTAGGCCCCGATAACCTGGTAGCCCCCCTCGTCGGATACAGGGAACACCGGTGCCTGTACCTGGACCTCCTTCCTCTTGGTTTCCTTGACCTCGCGCCGGTCCTGGGAGGTCACGGAGACGCGGAGGCGGCCCGCAAGGCTTCCCCAGAAGGTGTCGATCGCCTTTCGACTCACATCCGGGCCGTTGGCCCCTGTGACCGCGCGCTCCCATGCCGAGGCGTTCGCCTCCACCTGAAACCGCATCGAGTCGGCCAGGCTCGCGCACGCCGCCTCCACCCAATCAGGGGTTCCCAGGGGTCCAAGCGGAGCGTCTGTCCGCGCGGTCTGTCCCCTCGCGATGACCTCCGCGGGGAGCGTCGGAACCCCCGTACGGGGCAGGTCGAGAGCTACAGCCGCCCGCGCAGCCGCCTCCGCGATGGGGACCGCCACAGCCGCCTCCGCCCAGGGAGTCGCCATCACGTCCTTCAGGACAGATGAGGCGGATATGCCCGCGTCCCGCGCGGCCCCAAGGAACCGGCTCAGCGCATCGGAACGCACCTCTCGCAGGATGCCCGTTCGGTTCGTCCACCCCTCGCTCTCCCGCACGGGCAGGTCGTAACGGATGGAGACCGGAGCGAGACGCACCTCCTGCACGTGGTGCGACGGGATCACCTCTCCTCGCGGGGCTGTCGTCTTGCTCGTGAGCACCCGCACACCGCGCTGCGGGCGCACCTTCGCCACCTTGACGAGGTCGAGCCGCTCAGCGGTTTCCGCGGGCAGCAAGCCCCGCGTCGTCTCACCCACGTAGGCTGGGTCCACAGGCTCGGGCACCGTCTCGACGTCGGTCGTCCCCCCCGATTGCCGGAGCAGCACGATCGACGGAGGAGCCTGCTCGCTCGGGTCGGGGTGTGAGGCGGAGTAGTAGCGGTACCGCCCCGGCACCTCGTCCGACAGGAAGGCCGCCTTGCGGTCCCCGAGGATGCGCAGCAGGTCCGCAGTGCGCCGGGCCTTCTCGTCCTCAGGACCCGTGGGGGCAGAGCCTGGACCTCCCAGCCGTTCTAGCACCCGCACAAGGATGCCCGCCTCGGCCGCCTCTTGGGAGGAAAGGCTCGCGGACGAGTCTAGCCCCCGGAGCTGCTCGCGGAGCTTGGCAGCCTCGTCGCGCTTCTTCTGCGCCGCCTTCCCGCCGGTGGGGTCCGAACCTGCTGACTCGGCCTCCCGCAGCTTGGCCTCCAGCTTGGCGCGCTCCTTCTGCGTCGCCTTCCTGGACCGCGCGATCACCGACGCGGACTTGAGCACGTCCACTCCACCGGGCCCGGCCCCACTGCCCGCCGCCAGACGGACGGGCCTAGACCCTCCCCGATCATCTGGGATGTCCGCCTCGTAGGTCCCGTTACCCAACCGGCGGATGATGCGCTGGTCCGCCGCCGTCTCCAGCAGCGCGCGCAGGACCGCCGGGTTGTCGATGTTGTCGAAGCCCACGCCGGCTCGCAGGTACACGGGGTCGAGACGCGTGGGGTCGAGCGCGAGGATGACGTTCGGGAACCCGACCTCACGGAGCGCCCCGTCATCGGTGCGTGCGACCACCGACCGGGGGGGATTCGACGGGTTCCCCAGGGTCACCGCCTGGATCCCGCGCGCCTCTCCTCCAACTACGCCCGGAGGCCGAAAGGGCTCGCGACGCGCGACCATCTGGAGGGTCGTCTGGGCGTTGCCCCCCTGCGAGTAGCTGTGCGTGATGCCCGTCACGTAGTAGAAGCAGTCGCGCGACCGCACGTAGACCGGGTAGCCTGGCCGCAGCTCTGGGCGCAGCGGGATCGTGACGGTGGCCGTCGAGGTGAGGGCGTTCGACTCATCGACCTTGGACGCCGCCAGGTAGAAGGCGGTCGTCGGGTTGGTGACGGAGGCCGACTCGATCTCCAGGGGCCTCCACCCGAACTGAGCGACGAGGCGGTAGTCGACGTACTGCCCCTCGATCCCCCAGACGCCCTCGGTCCCCGTCCCGGAGAGGTTCTCGAACCGAGAGCCTCGAACTCGCGCGTACGTGACCGGGGGCTCCTTCTCGTCGGCGTTCCACGACAGGATCTCGTGGGGCTCGATGCGGTAGGCCCGCAGCGGGCTCGTGTCCATGTTGTACATCTTCGGCTTGAAGACGAAGTCACCGTCGACGTCCTGGAAGAACTCAAAGCCCGTCACCTCGCAGACCTTCTGCGCGACGTCCATCTTGGTCTCGTAGGCCGACTCGAAGTACTGGAACTGCCCCCACTCGCCGAGGTTGGAGACGAACGCCTGCATCTCGGCGAGGTTGAACTCCAGGGGAGCGCCCTTGGAGGAGGTCCGCAGCGTGTCGCTGTCGGGGCGCAGCAGGTTCAGGGTGTATGCCTGGTCGAGGATCCCCGTCCCCTTGTTGCCCCGAAGCAGTGGAGAGGGGTTCTTCTCGCGCTGCGCGCGCAGCAGGTCGTCGGTGGGGGTGCGGGCGAGGAACGCCGACTGGAGTGCAGTGAGGAGCTGCCCAGTCGCCGCGTGCATGCGGAGCTTGACCTCCTTGGAGGAGAAGCGCGCCGTCCAGTAGTCGCGCAGGAACTTGTACGTCTGTCCCCCGTCCGTCCGTGCGTCGCGGTTGGTCTTCTGGGTGAGCGCCCACTCGACGCCGGCCGCCGCGCCCACCTCGTCGTAGTGCAGCTCGTAGAGGATCTGGTACGGGTGCCTCCCCACCAGGTTGTGCCCGAGGTCAGAGGTCTTGAGTCCCGACCCGCTCGGGCGCACCCCGAACACGGACGCGTTGGAGCTCACCACCTGGTACTGCCAAAAATGCAGCAGGCTTGCGCACTGGACCGAGAGGGTCACCGCGCCCTCACTCCGCCCCTCTCCGATGTTGGTCACGACGCCTCGAAAGACCGGATAGTACGGGTAGGCCGCGAGGTCCTCCGTACCGGCCCGACCCCCCTCCCGGGACAGGGTCACGTCATCGCGAGGTGGTTCGACTCGCGCGGGTGATGGGGGGTTGTCGGGCGGTCGCTTGGGCGGGAGGGTCACCGTACTGCCCTGCTGGGCGGCCTGGACCGCTCGGTCGTATGCCTCGTCAGGGTCGTAGCCGCGCGAGCGAATCGCCCCGTAGAGCACCTCGAACGACCCGTCCGCCTTGTTGCCCGACAGTTGGGCGTGCGAGATGATGCCTGGCTGGTTCGCCTGGTCCGACGAGATGCTCGTCATGCGGAACGAGTCACCCCGCTCCGCTGGGAATGAGACGGGCACGTTGTTGCGTCGCGCGATGTCCTGCGTGAGCCTCCACGTCGACTCCGTCTGCTCACGAGGGGGCACCGCATAGCTCCCCTTGTCCATCCAGGGCGCGCGGATGACCTGCTGGCCGGGACGCGCGTCCCGGCCGTAGTCGGGATTGGACACCTCGATCCCCACCGAGCGGGCATTGTGCGCGCCCGCGTGGGACGCCACGCGACTCTCCGGCACGAGTCGCGCGACCGACCCGTCCGCGTCGACCGTGTAGTGGGCGGACAGGTGCCGGTGCCCCAGGGCCGCTTCGGTCTCCGCCGAGCTCCTCGTGTCGGACTCGTGAACCACCACCTGGGTGATCGCCTGGTTGCGCGGCCGGCTGCCTAGCTTGCTCTTCTTCGTCTTGTCCTCGACCTCCACGGTGGAGGGCGCGTCCGGCGCGGGCGTGAGCGCGGAGGCTTGCGCGGCGGCCACCGTGCGCTCTGGAGGATCGAGGTCTGGGAAGAGCCCGGTGGCGGGGAAGTAGCCCCGCATGAAGACCTCCACCTCAGCCCCCACGGGTATGACCCGTGATGCCTGGTACCAGGCGAGCGTCGCGGGGAGCGACAGCGTGAAGGTCGCGCTGGTCCCGCCAGGCTCGGTCCCAGCCTCCACGGTCGTCTCGATCACGTAGCGGTTCACGTCGATCCGAGACCCGCAACGGGCGCACGACAGGAGCGACCACCCACCGTTGATCCGCACCACGGTGTCCGGGGCCACGTCAACGGTGGGGTATCCCCCTTCCTTCCAGGTCCCCGCGTACGGTCGGTTCGATGTTGCGCTCATCGGCGTACCATACCGCGGGGTAACGTGATTCCTGGCGGGGAGTCAGCTCTGAGACCCAACACGCCCCGTAGGTCCGCACATGTTCGTCCACGTAGAGAATCCTCACCTAGGTGAGGGCTTCCTGAAGATGGCGGGGCGCAAGCTGCTGTTCGAGGAGGCTGAGACCGACCGCACCGTCGAGATCGCCGACCTGGACCGCGGAGGCAGGCTGCTTCGTCGTCAGCCCCCGCTTACCTTCCTCATGGACACCTTCGACCGCCTGCAAGACGACGAGGACGTGCCTACCAGCCCGGACCACGTCTTGCTCGTTACGGGAGACCGCGAGGTGCTCCGATTTCGACTGCTCGGAGTCCCCGATGAGCAGTGGCGCACCCTCCTGCTTTTCATGCAGGAGGCCGGCGCAGCAACCCCACAGCAAGACAGCTCCTAACCTTCCCCGTGTCCTGTGCGTACCCTGCACCCTCTGGAGACCGAATGCCCGCGACCCCATTTTCCAAGCCCACCACGAAGGCGGAGAAGCACACTAGGACTACTCTTGACACCTTGGAGCTAACTCCCGACGTCGTCAACGCGTGGATCCTGCCTCCCTTCCAGCGTGAGCTACGCGTCAACTCGCGCGTCGAGGAGCTCGCGGTTCAGATCAAGGCGCACGACGGAGTCATCTCGGGGGTTCTGACCCTGGGTGTCCTCGACAAGAAGACCTACCTCCTCGACGGGCAGCACCGCAGGCAGGCGTTCCTGCTGTCCGAGTGCCCTGTTGGTTACTCGGACGTTCGGATCTGCCACTTCGAGACGCTGGCGGAGATGGGGCAGGAGTATGTGCGCCTCAACTCCTCCCTGGTCCGCATGAAGCCCGACGACATCCTGCGGGGCCTGGAGCAGACCTCGGAGGCGCTCAAGCACATAAGGCAACGCTGCCCGTTCATCGGGTACGACCACATCCGGTACAGCGACAAGGCCCCAATCCTCTCGATGTCGATGGCGATCCGGGCGTGGCGCGGCGCGGCGGGTGAGATGCCGTCGTCTAGCGCGTGTGGGGTGTCCGCTACGGACCTGGTGGACCTGTTCGGGATGGACGACGCTCGGCCGATGGCCGACTTCATGCTCATCGCCCTCGGAGCCTGGGGGCGCGACGAGAGCTACGCGAAGTTGTGGAACACCCTCAACCTCTCGCTCTGCATGTGGCTGTACCGCAAGCTCGTTCTCACGCAGTACAGCCACAAGGTCGGCAAGATGGCCCCCGAGACCTTCTCCCGATGCCTCATGGCCCTCAGCGCGAACAGCAACTACCTCGACTGGCTCACCGGCCGGCGGCTCACCGAGCGCGACCGAAGCCCCGCGTACGCACGCATCCGGTCCGTCTTCATCGATCGCATCCAGGAGGACACGGGCAAGAAGGTCTTCATGCCCGCCCCCGCGTGGTTCACCGCCAAGTAGTCAGCTCCAGTCGTACGAAATACATCGACTCGTACGCATGTACACCACCCCCGGCACCAATCATCGCAGCGTTCGCCCCGTCATGATGGACCTGGATGGAACCTCCGTCCCAGCCCACCTAGTCGATCCCAAGACGGAGGAGTTCAAGCTGTGGCGTCAGGCCGTGAGCCACCTCGTTCGACGCTCGTTCGGGGTGTCGCTTGACGACCTGCCCGACCTGATGACGCGCGACTCGTTCGACCAGGGGATCTCGCCGGAGAGCTTCTTCGAGGACGATGTGGTCTCCATGCTGCGCGAGGAGTATGGAAACGATGTGGTGGACGCTGCACTCAGGACAACGTCACGCTGATGTTCCCTGAGAAACCTGCGGAGTTACCAAAGTCCACACGCATAGCCAACACCGCACCCGCTGGGATCGCGATCGGCGCGAACACGCTTACCCCAGAGTGGCTGCCTGCCAGAATCGACGCGACAGGTCCCAGGGGCATCCAGGTGAATCCTCCGTCGAGGCTCATGAACGGGCCGGCAGACATAAACTCGATCCCGGCGAGGTTGCGCGACAGGATCGTACGGATCGTGGTGATGGTACGTGCGTTGTTGACGATGATCCCCACTACGAGCGAGTCTGGAGAATTGATTTGACGGATTGACGGGGAGAGGCCGAGGCAGAAGGTTACCGACGAAGGTACCGGTATGCTGATCTGGCTACCGAAGTAGATCTCCTGCGGAATTGCCGGCCCCGTGGCTCCTGTTGGTCCTACATCTCCCGTGGCTCCCGTGGCTCCGATATCCCCCGTCGGTCCAGTGGGACCCGTGGGTCCCACATCTCCGGTGGCTCCGGTGGCCCCCGTCGCCCCGGTGGCCCCCGTCGCTCCGGTGACGCTGGCCCCGGTCGGCCCAGTCGGCCCCGTCGGTCCGATATCCCCTGTGGCCCCTGTGGCCCCTGTGGCCCCTGTGGCCCCCGTTGGCCCGACCGGCCCCGTTGGTCCCGTGGCCCCCGTTGGCCCGACCGGCCCCGTTGGTCCCGTGGCCCCCGTTGGTCCCGTTGGCCCGAGGTCCCCGGTCGCTCCGGTGACGCTAGCCCCAGTGGCTCCGGTGGCCCCCGTTGGTCCGGTCGCCCCGGTCGGTCCAGTCGCCCCTGTAGGACCGCCAGGAGGTCCAGGAGGTCCAGGAGGTCCAGGAAGTCCACGTGGTCCGCTGCACGACATGACGTCGATTACAGCGCATACCGCGTGATGCTTCCCTACATGGTTTGGAGCGGGATCTAACGGGGATCTGAGCGGGTAGACCTACTCCGTATGAAACTCATCTCTCTCATCCAGCCCTGGGCGACCCTGGTAGCCGAAGGGTACAAGCGCTTCGAGACCCGCGGCTGGTACACCGACTATCGGGGGCCGCTCGCCATCCACGCGACCAAGGGCCATCCTGACCGAGGCGCGCTCGCCTACCTGTCCGCGAAGTATCCGGAGGTGTTTCGCGCCCTTCAAACGCTTGACGAACACGGCAAGATCCTAGCGGTGGCCCAGCTTGAAGGCTGCGTCTCCATGTACGCGAAGGGCCACCAATCTCCCGACGGTACACCCCTCACCTTGGAGAACACGATGCTGGCGGGACCCATAGGACCCGTCCTGCATCCCGAGCGTGAGATCGATTTTGGCGACTGGCGCGTTGGGCGCTACGCCCTCGACCTACAGAACGTGCGACGCGTGGTGCCGTTCGTGATCCCTAGAGGATCACAGGGTAAGCCCATCTCGCTCAACCCTGCCGTCGAGACCTCCCTCGTGTACCTCTAGCGTGACTCGCGATCACGGATCGTCTCGTCGAGGATCTCAGTCGTGAGGCGCGTGAGTTCCCGGTGCGCGTAGGGACTGCCACACTGGTAACCGTTGTAGCTGGGCATGAGGACCTGGTTGCAGGCCGCCATGTTGCTGACGAACGTCCACCACGCGACGAGCTCGTCCCGCAGGCCCCCCGTTGAGACCTCGGGCCAGAAGCGGTCGAGGAATCCAGGATCAAGCCCGTAGGCGAACAGGTTTCCTCCACCTGGTGACGCGAGGTAGCCCTTGTCTCCCTTCATGTACGACTCCGAGCGCGCGAAGATCTCCCGAAGGCTCGCCACCTGCTCCAGGTGCTCGTCATGCTCGACCGCATACGTGGGGGTCGCGCGCAGGAGCTTGACGACCTGCCAGGGGAACCGGGAGGGACCGCCCCCGTGTGTGACGGTCATGCGGGCGACGTCGCGCGGACTGTAGCAGCTGGTCCCATTGCGCGTACGCATCCCGGGCCACTCCAGGCAGCACCAGCGGCCGTCCGACCACAGGGTGAGGCGCGGGAAGAGCGGGTGGACCCACCGGATTTTGTAGCGGTCCCGCCTGAGGTCCTGGCCCTGCTGCTCGAATCCCATCATCGTGAGGACGCGCGGGTACAGGGCCGCGTCACTCAGCCACAGGGAGCGGCCGTCACGACCCCACTCATCGAGGAACCGCGTCGACATCTCGTCCCAGACGCGCCGGTGCACGAAGCAGCCCCCTACGCGCTCATTGACCTGCACGTAACCCCCGCTCGATCGGAACACGAAGCCCGGAGCCGTCTGGGAGTCCCCGCAGGCGTCCAGGAACTCCTGTGGGGACTTGCCGAACGCTCGGGCGACCGCCCGGGCCGTGGGGGTGTCCTCCACGTTCTCTAGTCGGCCGTAGTCGGTCATCTGCCCGAACAGCGGGGGGCAGAGCGCGACGAAGAACGTGTACGGACCCTCGTTTGACACGATGGACGTATTCCCGCTGACGTCGATCGGTTCGCCCTTGTTGAAGAGGCCACGAACGAGCGGGATGAAGACGGCGGGCCCGCCTCCCATGGAGACGTGGGAAAGCGCGCAGGCGGTGTTGAATGAGCCCATGGAGGCTGCTGGGGCTGCGTGTCACCCGCGGAGCTGTCAGGTCGAGTTCGGGGCGGCGAACATCCCGCAGGATGCCGCAACGTCATAACCCACCCGCTGGATGACCTGCACCTTTCCCTTGAAGCGTCGCTGGATGATCCCGAGACGATGCTCGATCGTCTCCTCGTCGCTCTCCCTCCCCTGGTCTGGGGAGGCGGGGTTGTAGCGTACGAGGTTGAAGTCGCAGAGAAGGTGCGCTCGATCGATCGCCTCACACACCGCCTCGATCTGCTCGACCGAGTCGTTCTCCCCGGCGATGAGCGGGAAGTGAACCTTCACGAACTTCTTCGAGAACTCCTGGTACTCACGCAGCAGGCGCAGCGCCTCGGCGAGGCGCATCGCGCCCGGTAACCACCGACTCCGCCACGCCTCGTCGGCGCTGTAGAGCGAGTAGTAGATCGTCGGGTGGACGAGTCGGAACACCTCGGGGAGCGCGCGGTGCAGCGTCGCCGGCATGATGGTGGAGACGTTGAACTTCACCCCGAGGCCGTCGTCGCGCGCCATCTCGCCGAGCTTGACGAGCAGGGAGTCGGCCGAGTCGAGCAGCACGCGGTTCGCCAGGGGTTCCCCCCGCGCCATGAAGCTGTAGTGGACGTAGCGGGCGGGCCGCCTCTGCTTCCGGTAGTGGCGGAACACCTGGACGGCCTGCCCCACGAAGTCGTTGTGGGTCGAGTCGGCAAACGAGGTCTGCCCTGTGACGGTGAGGTGGCAGAAGGTGCATCCCCGGTTGCATCCCGTCTGGGATGATAGGTAGCAGACGAAGTAGTCCTCGCACTTACGCACGAAGCGGGACTCGAGGAAGCCGACGAGCGCCTCCTCGACGAAGTTGACGGAGGCGTCCTCGGTCGACCGGAGGACGCGGAGCGGAGATTCATGGGCCATGGGGACTTCTACCCTCGAATGAAGGGGCGCGGGAAGAGCGGTCCTTGCGGTTGGCTCTGTGCGGGGTTCGGCTCGGAGGGAAGCACGACGGTGTTAGTCGACGGGAGACGCGTCGTGGGCAGCGGGGCCAGGGTGGCTACCTGCTCGTCGAGCACCATGTCGGCGACCATCTGGAGCTCGATCCGGACGCCGCCAAGCTGGGTCCGCTCGTCCTCGGCCCAGGACAGCTGCTCGAGGTGCCCTGAGTACGTCCATCCGTCATAGCGCACGGTGGTGCGACCCACCGCGATGGGAGCCACCACCTCACCGTAGGGGTCGTAGACGCTCCCGCCACTCTGGTAGAGCGCCAGCAGGGCCTCCAGTTGCTGCCAGGCCGCTGAGTCCGCGCGGCTCGCCCGCTGGATCCCGCGACCTGGCGATAGGAACGCTCCGCACTGGACGGAGATGGCCAGGTTCTCCGCCTCCTCCCCCCAGGGTTGGTAGACGTAGCCGTAGCGGCTCCGGTCCTGGAGCTGCTGGACCTTCGTGCGCGTCACCGAGAACGACGTGGGGTTGATGTACAGGACGATCGGTGGGGTCGAGGCGACGATGTCCACCTGCTCTCGCACCGACCGGGCCACCTGGCGGTCCCCCACCTGCGGGGACGTAGGGTCCAGCTCGCGCCCTCCTCCGGTGGCCGACCCCGTGAACGCCTCCCCCGTCCGCAGGCCGGCAGATCTCCCCCGAGACCCCTTGGCGGCCGGCGTCACTCCGCTCACCGCTCCCGCGTAGTTCGAGGGTACGGCCTTCTTGTCCTTGGGGGTCAGCGCAGGAGGCGGGTCGACCCGCAAGAGGAACGGAGCCCACCCGCGCAGGTTCGCGTCACCGCTCGGGAGCAGCGGGGGTCCCTCACGCTCCGTCACCTGGTAGGCAGGGGAGGTGGGTAGGCGGTAGTAGTACGTCGCGGGTGCGACCTGCGTCGTCGGGGGGTCGTCCGCGCGGGCCATGCCTACTCGTCCCCGACGATCTGGAGGTCCTCCGCGATCACCTTCTCGACCGCTGCACCCACCTCATCCGCGAGCGCCGTGAGGCCGTTTCGTCGCAGGTGCATGGGAGCGTAACGGAGGAGCTCGTGGCCGTTCCTGAGGCGAGAGGGGTTCCACGCCCGCCTCCCCTCGTCGCGCACCTGCATCCCGCTCTCCAGCGCGTGCGCGGCGGCCCGCGTGACCTGCGCTACCTCCTCGAGGTGGCGCATCGCGGGCTTGAACTCCCGGCGAACATCCACTGGGAGTTTCTTGTACGGGCTCTCGTAAGGGACATCAGGGACCCGGCCCGCAGCGAGTCGTCGTGCGATCGCCCTGTCCGTTGGGTTTAGCTGCATGACTAGGACCCCATGATAGGGAGATCCCAGCGCGGCGACAAACCTTCCGCCTCGCCGCTGGCTGCGATGTTTCAGCATCGACTCGCTTGAGGCCGCTGAGCCGCCCGATGATCTCGTTGTGACTGCTCGGAGATGTTGCCCCACAGCCTTGGAACTGTCCGGACCCAGCGGTTCGCACGAGACCTGCCACAAAACGGCTGAGAGATTAGGCACCCAGACAAACTAGGGTCGCGGGGGCACGAAGGGCGGGAGCTGAACAGGAGGTAGTGGTGTGAACCCGCGCCGTGCCACCTCGGACACCGCGCGCATGACTGCTGCGGGATCACATGCGTAGAGGTCGGCTCCGCTGAACGGGTTGAGCTCCAGCAGGTAGTAGCGGCCGTCCACCTCACATACGTCGAGCACGTAGACGTCCTCGGGGGGTTCAAGCGCGCTGGCGACCACCTGCGCGAAGTCCCACGCGGGACCGGCCTCCACCCTGCGGACCGCGGCGCGACCGAGCGCGGTGTACTCGCTCCCAGCGACGACCCGCCTGTCGACCACCACGAAGCGCCACTCAGCCGTGATCGTCCGCGGCTCCGAGACGACCACCAGGAGGTCGCGCGCGTCGTAGTAGAGCCCGTAGTCGATGGCCTCCCACGACACCTGGTCGCGCGTGAGGAGTCGCCCGGAGAACGGCTTGAGCGGGCTGTCGGGACGCACGAAGAAGTGCTGGAGGTGCTGGTCTAGTGCCTCCGCGACGAACTGCTGGGCGGTCAGAGCGCGCCACTTGGCTCCGCAGAGGAGCCATCGTTCCGCGCGGGGGTAGTAGCTCGTGCAGCAGAACGCCTGGGCGTCGCAGTACGCGCCCGGCCGCCAGGCCAGGTTCTCACGCACCCAGAGGGCGTTCCCCAGGCTGCCGCGGAACACGAACGGGCTCGCCACGTTCATCCCCGCTGGCTGGATGGGGCTGGGCGGGTCCTTCCACTCATCCTTCCATCCGACGACGTGATGCCCCGCCCGAATGGCCTCAGCCTCAAGCGCAGCCACTCCGTCGGCGGGAAACACCTCCGCCTCGATCACCCAGGTAACCTTGACCTCGCTCATCCAAGCTGCTTCTCGATGTCGGCGATCGTCTGCTGGGCCTTGCGCTCCGGGCTCAGGATCTTGTGTAGGGCCTCCTCCATCGCGGCGAGCTTGTCGCGCTCTGCCTTGAGGGCGCACCGCCTGATGAGGATCTGGATGTCGTGTACCCAGTCGGTCGCGGAGAACCCGTTCCACAGGAACGGGGGGACCTTGTCCTCGCTGATAAGGCTGGCCGCCGCCTCGTGGTAGTCGCGGGCCTGCGCCTGCACGTGGGCGGCCATCTTGATGAGGGTCGCCACGCTGCTCACCGTGTGGAGGTTGTGCGTACGGTTGTCCCCCTCGGCGAACGAGAACGTGAGGTTCGTCTTGTAGGACGGACGCTCAAGCTCGGCGATCGCGTCCTTCTGCTGCTGGATGCGCTGGAGGAGGGCCTCGATCTTGTCGTCGGTGTTTGACTGGGTGCTCGACATGGGGCTCAGTCCTTTCTCATGTGCCAGGGGACCACAGGAATCTCGACCCCGCACTCCAGGCGCGCGTACAGCACCTCATCGGTGGGCTCGCGCCACTCGATTCCTTCGGCCCGTTTCTGCCAGTGCTCCCGGGGGCAATCGGGAGCAAACGCATACCCGTTTACGTGGGGTTGGATGACCAGTGTGCCGGCCCGCAGCGAGACCTTGTTCTCGATGTGGGTGTACTGTCCTTTACCCCCACGAGAGTACGTCTCCGCGAGGGCAAAGGTCCCAGGTTCGATCTCGTACGCCCATTTATCGTATCCGTGGGGTGTTTGCCTGTCGTTTGACGGGCGTAGCACCAGCTTCTCGACTCGGCTGCCACGGAAGGTTCGCGTGTGGAGGTCGACGAGGTGCGCGAAGTTGTCCGGGGTCGTCGTCGAGGACACGCGGGCGATCCCCTTGGGCTCGTTGAGGTAGACGAGGACCCACTTGTCGCCGGCCTGCTTCGCGAAGATGTACTTCTTCCGCACCCCCTTGTCCTTCCGGGGTTTGGGGGGCTTCTTGCCCTGCGTCTCGTCCGGACACAACGCTCGCGGGGGGCCCTCGCTGACCGCGTAGTAGTAATCAAACCGCCCGAGGTACACCCAATGCTCTTGGCGCTTCGTCTCGTAGGTGTGCCCGGCGACGAGGTCCTTCGCCGTGACCTCCAGGCCCTGTAGAGCCGTGAATCCGGTGGACTGCTCGTAGTCGACGGACTTGACGGGCAACAGCACGAGCTGCTGATTGTCCCAGGCGTAGACGAACTTGCCTTCCAGGCCCTTACCTGGGTGGCATGTCCCCTCGCGCAGGATGAGGAACAGGTTCGGGATGGTGATCTCCACCTCGAACCCCCGCGGGTCGTAGACGCGCGCGAAGGGGTTCCGCACGTGCCAGCCGTACGAGTGTCGGGACCCCCCGCCGTCCCTGTTGAGGACGAACCCCTCGGTGGGGAGGTTGTCGTAGTCGACTGGGTCGATAGGAGGGGTGCTTCGGGCGCACCACCGGGACCAGGCCGTGGCCTTCCGCAGGACCCCCTGGGCGTCGAAGTAGATGACGAACCCGAGACGTCCTGAGTAGGTGTCGGACCGCGCCTGGAACCCCACGCGCAGCTTGGAGGGAATGAGGAGTTGGGCTGTGCTCATGGAAGGGGAGATGAGGTTTTCGTGTTCTGTCGAGCTGAACTACAGGCTCCGGAAGCGGTCGCGGAGCTCGCGTTCGGCCTCAGCGAAGACGGGCGTCCCCACGAGTTCTGGATGCCACGCCAGTCCCTGCTTGACGAGGTCGTAGGTCCCCTGAATGCTCGCAGAGGTCGTCCGGCCCGCACCCGGGATTGACGACCGACCCAGCAGCAGCAGCGTGTCGCTCACCAGGAGCGCCGCGCGCACGTCGTGCGTGACGAGGATCACCGTGTTCCAGTCGTGCTGGTTCGCCACCGCGACGATCGCCCCGATGACGTCCTCCAGCACGGCCGGATCAAGACCCGAGAAGGGCTCGTCGAGCAGCAGGAGCCGGCGCGGCCTGACGACCTGCTGCGCGATGGCGGCCCGCTGGCGCTGCCCTCCCGACACGTCGGCTGGGTAGAGGTGTCCGCACTCCTCCAGCCGGAACTGACGAAGCAAGTAGAGGGCGCAGTCCCTCGCCTCCCGGCGAGACATCCCGCTCATGCGCCCCACGACCTCCAGGTTGTCCTGTATGGTTCGGTGTATGAGCAGGGGGTAGTGCTGGAACACCAGTCCCACGTCGTCGGTCAATCGGCTTCCCGTGAGGTCTATCACCGCACCCGACTCCGGCGCGTCTAGGCCAGCGATGATCCGCAGGAGGGTCGTCTTGCCTACGCCCGACGGTCCAAGGATCCCCACGACCTGCCCCGTCGTCCGTCCCTCCCGCGTGCGGTCCACGATCGTGAAGTTCACGTTGTCCAGGATGAGCCGGTCACCACGACGCTGGCACACCCTGTCGACCTTGAGGATGGTGTCGGTCACGGGGCACTCTTCTTGGTCCCAACGTACTCCACCAGCACCTGTCGTAGACGAGGCAGGAGACCGCCGCATGTCGCGCCCTCCACGATGTCGCCCGCGACGTACAGGGGGGCCTTGTTCCAGTTGATCTGCGCCACCTGACCGCCCGCCTTCTTGTAGAGCGAGGCCAGCCGGTCGCACCACTGGGCGACCGGCCCCTCCTCCGTCGCCGTCACGAGTTGATCTTGGAGCTCCCAGTCAAAGCTAGCCATTACGCCCTCACGCTGTTGATCAGGTTGTCCATGAGGACGTGTCGGGTCCGTCGCGCGGGGCGGAGCTGTCTACGGTTCCATCGTGATTCGTAGTCGGAATCCGAACGCATGAGCGATGTGGGTCGCGTGCTCAACCGTCAAGCGGTTCGCGTCCTTGAGCAGCGCGCTGCATTGACGCTCGGTCCAGCCAAGGCACTTCGCGAGCACGCGCGCGTGGGCCTCCTTGGGCACTCCCTGGGCCAACAAGAGGCGTCTCACCTGCGCGAGGAACCCCTGCGCCGCAAGCTGCACTTGCACGGAGCGGCGGAACTCCGGGTCCTGCATGAGGGCCTCGAGCTCGACCCCTTGCGGGGCGGTTCGGCTCATTTTGCCCTCGTGATCGCCACGTAGGGGCACAGGATGTCGATGAGCAGGCGCATGAGGTAGTCGATGAGGATTCCCACGAGAGTGACCACCAGCACGACCGCGAACACCTCGGGGAGCAGGAAGTGCTTCTCCTGGTTGAGCGCGAGCGCGCCGATCCCACCCTCTGCGCGCGAGATCCCCTCGACGGCGGTGATCATGGCCCATCCCATTGCGACGTTCTGACGGAGCGCGTCGAGCATGTCGTGCAGCGTACCCCGCACGACGACCTCCCAGACGAGACGCAGCCGCGACCCTCCGAGGGTGCGGGCGTAGTCGTAGGTCGACGCCGGGATCGCGTCGACCACCTGGGCAGTGGCCGCGACGAGGAACGTGCTCATCCCGAAGGTTAGGAGCGCGACCTTGAGGGGATGACCGCCTCCGAACGCCACCGTGAAGGGCACCGACATCCCGAGGATGCCCGCGAACCGTAGGCCGGCGACCGCATGGACGAGGGGTCGAAACGCCGGCACCACGCTCAGGTAGGCCAGGCCGAGCGACAGCACGACCGTGATGAGGGTCGCGTGACCGATGAGCCGCATCGTAGCGAATAGCTCCGGCCCCAGGCCCCCGTGCCACCACAGGCCGGCGAGCGCCTGAAGGACACCGGCCGGTGATGGAAGGACAGACGGAGTGTCGCGCGTCCACAGGACCAGCGCGAGCGCGCCCCAGGCGACCGCCCACAGCGCGACGCTGTAGGGCGCGGCGGGCCTGAGCAGGGAGGTCACGCGTGGGGTCGCCATAGCTAGTTGACCGCCCCGACGACCACCTCGACGCGTCGGTTCTGCGCGCGGCCCTCAGCGGTCGAGTTGTCGGCGACAGGTTGGTCGGACCCGTGTGCGAAGACGCGCACGGCAGCTAGGGTGAGGACGCCGTTCGACTTCCCGATGAGGTACTGCTGGACCGCCGCCGCACGCTCGCGGGACAAGATCATGTTGCGTGCTGGGCTGCCCGCCGAGTCCGTGTGTCCATGGACCTCCATGATGGTTCCGGTGGCGATCATCGCCTGGGTGCGAAGCTGATCCAGCGTCGCGTAGGTCGCCGGGTCGAAGGTCGCCTTCCCCGACTGAAACTGGATCGCCCAGGAGCGCCGACCAACCTGCCGCGTCATGGGGGTCGCGGCCGAGAAGGTGGGAGCGTCAGGGGTACCCGCCTGGTTCAAGAGCTTGAGCTTCGATCCCGCCTGATCCATGTAGCGCAGGTCGACCGCCTGGGAGTACGGGGGGACCGTCGGGAGCGTGGCGGGGTCCATCTTGTGGAAGATGTTCCCGAAGTTCTGGTAGACGGCCTCGAAGACGCCATTGGTCATGACGCCGTTCGCCACGGCCCACGAGGCGACCGACGACCCTCCGAGTTCGACCTGCTGTCCGGTCTTGTCCGTCTCGGCGTGCCGCGTGAAGTAGCGCTTCCAGTAGGTGCCATCCTTCTCGTTGTAGACGAGCGCCGAGAAGCCTGCCGCCGCGTGGAGCGCGGTATCGCTGCGCATGACGGCCTCGTTGCCCTGAAACGCCGCGACGAGCATCCCCGTCACGAGGTCCATGTTGGCCTCGGCCCAGGGGCCGTAGAGGATGAGCGTGGTTGGCATCTGGCGGGGGAAGTCCCGCGTCGAGATCCACGGAACGAGGCCACCTCGCTGCTCGGCGATGTTCGCGTCGCCCGGCGTCCAGGTGGCGACACCATCGACGCAGTGCTGTGCGACCTCGCCGGTCTTCGCGTCGGGCAGCTTCTCGCAGTGGGAGGCGATGTACGCCTCCGCGGCCTTGAGGTAGTCGGCGACCGCGTAGATGTTGATGGCGTTCGGGTCGAACACCTTGTAGTTCGGGTTCACCGGCAGGTTGTTGATCGCGGCCCCCTGCACGAGGAGGTTGTAGTCCCCGTCACCGGGCACGACCGCGATGTAGCTGCCGCGCAACTTCTGCGGGTCCTTCTGAGCCTCGGGGCGGACCATCACCACGTCTTCCCCGGCACTGAACCCGAGGACCGCGACGGCCTTGGCCTCGCAGCGCGGACAGACGGTGCGAAGCTGGGTGTTCAGGTTGTTGTAGTGGAGCGCCAGCGAGTCGCCCATCACGACCATGCCCGCGCAGCCTGCGGGCTGCCGCTCTCCCTTCTGGAAGGCCGTGGCGAAGGTGCTGATCGCCGCGAACGCCTTCGCTGTGTCGTCCTCGCGCACCAGGCGCAGGTTAACCCCCTGACGGCACATGAGGCTCCCCTGACCCGCCTGCGCACCTCCCGTGGCGTAGATGAGCCCCATCTGGCCGTTCCAGGCCGGGATGCAGAGCTTGACCTCTGGGCGGTCGGTGCAGCCCGGCTGACCGGACAGCTTGTCCGCCGTGACCTGCTTGCTGCCCGGCAACTGCGCCATCTGCGGGACCTGCGATTCCTGGGTTGGCTTCGAGGGGGCAAGCTTGCTGCGCAGCCCCGGGTTCGTCCACAAGACGATCCCCACTACGGAGAGAATGACGAGCGTGATGAATCCCTTGGCGAGCGGTGTGAGCCTCATGACGATGAGTCCTTTCTAGGAGACCCGTGGGGATCATGTCGCGGGGCGGAGCTGAGCGCCTACTAGGCGGGAGATCGTGCCACGCGGCGCTCCTCGCGCACCTGGAGGTCGGCGCTCACCGTGAACTGGTACGGACGGGAGGCGTCCTCCGCGGAGGTGAAGCTCGACCACCAGCCGCGGTAGCTCGCTCCGTCGTAGGTCACCACGATGACCCCATAGTGGATCGGCGTGCCCCGCGATGAGTAGACGCACGCGTTGTTGCGGAACAGGGCCAGCAGGTCTCGGTACCGCTCGTACGCGATGGTCTCCCTTCGTGACGGGATGTTGCGGGCCATCGAGGCGAGCCCGGTCAGGCCCGCGTACATGCGAACAAACCCCCCGGTGGCCCCCTCCATGGAGAACTGCGCGACCGCCTGCCCGTAGTGCCAGCGGACGCGGCCTCGCTCCGTGTTGGCGGTCGTCGTGAGCTTGGGTCGCGTCACCGACACCTGACTCGGGTTGGCGTGCAGTACCAGCTTGAGGTCCGTTCCGAGCAGCGAGGTGCGGAAGTCGGGTCCCAGTACGTCGAGGACGATGGGCTTTCGGTTGAGGTTCGGGTCGCTCTCGTCCTCCGGGGATCGGAAGGAGCTCGGGATCCAGCCAGCCGTGCGGGACAAAGACATACCCCACGATCGCACAGCTCTCGCGCGTTGTGGCACCTCGGGTGAGCAGGGTGACACACCAGAGAAAACGCTGCGCGCACTGCGCCCTTCCCTACGACTACCAAGGGTCTGGCCAAGGCTGTCAGGACGTGCAGAACGACCCCACCTACTGTCCCTCCTGCAAGAAGGTCATCCTGGAGGCCCTGCGGGGCGTACCAGTTGCGCGGGTTCGTGACCTCATCGCGTCGACGGACTTCTCCGTCGAGGACCTCCTGAAGATCGAGAAGATCGAGAAGGCCACCGCGGCTAAGACGGCCCAGGCCGGAGGGCTGATCCTGCCCCTTCGGCGCGTCGTGCCGGGTCTCATTGACCTGCAAGACCTCACCAACCACAACATGAGGGGCTACGTTTTCGTCGAGGGCAAGACGTACCTCTACGACTACTGGACCAAGGATGGACCCGCCAAGGGGACGGTGCAGATGGTCGTGGAGAGGGATGGGGCGACGGGAGAGGTCCTGGGCCCGTGGAGGGACCCGTGATCTCGCGTCTGCTCGTCAAGGATTCCGCCCGGTCGATCGTCCCCTGGTGGTCCCAGGTAGAGGCGCTGCGCGCGCTCACGGAAGTGTGCTTCAAGCCGGGCCTCAATGTCCTGTGGGGACGTAACGGTGCGGGTAAGAGCACCATCCTCAAGGCGCTCTCTCGCCTCACCTGCTCCGAGCAGGGCGGGCGGAGCGTGGTGACCGAGGATGCGATCCGCGCCTTCTTCCCCGGCTTTGGGGCGGATGAGGAGGATAACTTCGGCCTGCTTCTTGAGCACGATGCGCAAGCCACCGTGACCGCGTCGGCCGGCACCCGTTATGGGTTGAGCCTCGGAGGGTTCGACGACGACTTCTTCTTCGAGGGGTTCCTCACCATGAACCAGAAGGGAAGCTCAGGACAGAACCAGATGGGCCTGCTGGACCGCGCGCTCTCGCAGTACATGACGATCGCGCGCCCCAAGGCGCAGCCCTCAGAGCCAACTGGGCGGACGCCTCTCATGCGGCGTGGGGCCGCCGCGCCCCCTGTTCCTGAGTGGCCCATGATCGACTGGAGGGTCACCGAGCAGGGCGTCAACGACCTCTGGGCCAACCGCGTGCGCAAGATGCGGGAGAAGCTGTTCACCCCGCAGATCCCGGCAGGCCCCTACACGGTGATCCTCGACGAGCCCGACCAGTCGCTAGACCTCGACATGCAGGCCCGCCTCTGGGGCGCAATGCCGCGCATCATGCAGGACAAGAACCTCCAGGTGATCTGCGCCACGCACAGCGTGTTCGCGACCGACATCCCCGACGCGCACTACATCGAGCTCACGCCGGGGTACCTAGAGGAGGTGCGCGTCGCGCTGAAGGGGAGGTTCTCGTGAGCAAGGACCCCAAGGTGATCTACGAGGCCCCGGACCAACCAAAACCCTCGCGGGACCCGATCTTTGATGTGGCGGCCCTCGCGATCGACACCTTCAACAACCCCCTGCCAGGTGAGGACTCAACCGCGCAGGTCCTGCGGTTCATTCACCGCCTCAGCCACAGGATGTCCCCACCCAAGACCAAGGCGTAGCCATGCCGTTCAGGACGTTCCACTTCGACTGCAACTCAGGTTTCGGAATCATCGACAGCCCACGCAAGTGGCGCTGGCTGCTGTCGAACACCAACGCGAGCTACTCAGTCCCCGACCTGCTGCGGGCTCGCCTGTGTGACCCCGCGAGCGGTATCCCCGAGGACGTGCCGCACTTCGGGTTTCGCATGGAGAACCAAGGGACGCGGACGCTCGGCGAGTGGTCGCAGGCCCAGGGGATGGACCTGCTGACCGACGCACTCGCTCCGAACCTAACCGAAGAGCTCCGGCGAAGAGGCGTCGAGGTGGGGCCGTTCCTCACGCGCTACCACTCGTTTCGCGGCGAGCTAATGCAGGTCGTGAACCGTTACAACAACCAGCTCTTGCCCATGCTGCTCGACGTGCTTGACGACGGGAATGAGTCACGGTTCCCCGACCTGACGGCCTGGGCCGAGTATGAGCTGTTCATTCCCCAGATGCGGCAGGAGCTCGCTGACAAGGCGTTCCCAGCATGACAATCGAGACGCCTCCCGAGTGGGCCGCCTTCGCGGACCTGCGCGACCGCTTCAAGCGAGTCGTCGACCCCTACGCGACCGCCGAGACGATGTTCGAGCTCCATGGGATCGAGGTCAACGCGGCCTCCATCCACTTGGTCGAACGTACCTGGAGCCAGGACAAAAACGCTCGCTACCCCCTGCGGGACAAGGACGGACGGCACCTACGCTGGGCCTGGAGGTCCGTCCTCCAGCTACACAAGCTCATCACGGTCAAGGAGGCCGCCCTTCAGTGGGCGATGTCCGAGGACAACATGGTCAGGCTGGTCCGGGGTGTACGTTGGGTGGGGGCACGCCCCCTCGCGATGTCCACCCTCGAATCCCAGTGGGGAGACCACTACCTGGACGATCGCGTGCTCGACGACCTGGAAAACGAGCTGCTCGACCCGGTGCTCATGTCTCGGAACTGCTGCGTGGACGTACATATGGTGACGCTCCACCACCAGATCGAGAAGGTCTACGGATTCAAGGTCGATCCCGTCTTCGACGAGGTGATCCTCGCGCGGGGGGAGCGGGCGTTCGGGTCCACGCGCGACGTGGTGACCGGCAAGGCGATGTCGACCCGTCGGGAGAACGTGTGGCTGGACTATCGGGACCGGCCCGTCACCGCGCCCTATGATGCGTGCGCGATCCCCACGGTGCGGGATCTCGGTGGCGAGGCCCTGCCCTACCTTGCGGGATACCACTACAACATACAGGAGCGCACGGACGACGTGAGTCACGCGGACGACTGTGGCCTATACGACCCCAAGCTGACGCCCGAGGAGAACTGGGCCAAGTACTTCGCCAAGTAGGAACAGATCCGCCCCGCCCGTCTCTTCGACGTAGGGGCATGCGCGACAACAACCTCGGCCTCGTCGTAGCACCCGAGCAGCCGGCCGTCCTGTGGGGGGACTTCGTTCAAACAGCCCCACCCTGGTCGGGCGCTACAGCTCGTCGACCACCGACCCGAGGTCCACGGGAAACTGATCGGGTTGCTCGGGAGCCTGGGGCGCGGGCAGGGCCTTGCAGGTCCCCGCGAGGGGCCGCAGGTCGATGACCTCCATTGTGCGCGTCATGGGGTTCCGCAGGTGCGCCCGCTCCACCTCGCGCACGTCCTCACCGGGCTGCACGTAGACGGGGAAGTCCTCGTAGCTGAAGCTGTCGCACAGCACGATCACGTGGGTCGACCCGTTCTCAACCCCCGTGGCGACCCACCGCTTGATGTCTTCTCGTGTCGTGGCCATGGGGGAGAACCGAGGCGGCCCGGAGGAGCCGAGCTGACTAGAAGGTCGGGGCGATCTCCTGCGAGATGTGCGCCCCGTCCGCCCACGAGAACACTGTATCGCGCATGGGCGGCATCCTCCCCCCAGATCGTCAGCTCCGTCAAGAGGTCTCGCGCTGACTCCCTCGTGCGGGAGATGTGGTCGCTAGGGACCTACGACCCGTGGGCGATAACGGCCGCCCAGAAGATCCAAAGGATCACGAAGGCGCGGAGGAAGTCAGGACCCAGCTTCTGGGTTCCTCCGCGCCCCGTCCATCCGACCAAGAGGACTGCCATGACCAAGGCTAAGCCGCGCACCCGCAAGTCAACATCCACCCCGTCCGCCGAACCCCTCACCGCGCAGGGCCTGCGCGACATCACCGAGCGCGCCGAGCAGGCCCGCAATACCGCGCACGAGCGCCTGGTGACGCAGCAGTACAACGACGTCCTGGTGTTCTGTAAGCCTTACGCCGAGCAGAGCCGGCACACGTCAGAGGACCGTTACGGCGAGCTCCACGCCGACACGATTGCCCGCCTGGAGGCCGACAAGATCATCGTGGAGAAGCGCGGGCCAACGCACAGCTTCCGCTTCCACTGGTAGGGAGCCCGTCACCCCCGCGGTAGGATGGGGGCATGTCCAAGCGATTCCCCCTCGTGTTCGGTGGTGGTCCCTGGGTCTCGCGGCTAGGTCCCCACCTTCACGCGACGATCGCTGACGTGGTGCTTCGGGTCGCGGGGAAGGTCGCCGAGGTCGAGGACCTTGACCCCTACCTCGGAGCGGTGCGCCCCAAGACCCCCGTCCCGCCGGGCACGCTGGTGGAGATCGAGGCCATCTCGGTTCCCCACGCGGTCCTCCCGATGCGCGTCGGTCTCCCCGGTGCACGCCTCGGGCAGGTCGGGATGCCCGTGGGACCCCCCGGGTCGCGCGGGCGCATGACGCTCGTGGTGGGAGGTCCGGTTCCAAACCCGCAGCCCCTGCGGGTCGCCCATCGGTACCTCGCGCAGGACCGCTCTCGTGCAAGCCTCCTCGGAGACCCCATCGGGATGCGAGTAGGTCGCCGCCTCGGCTACTCTCCACCCACTCCCCTGTCAGGGCGCTTCGTCCGGGTGCGCGTCTCGCTCGACCCCGCGGCGTTCGCCTCTCTCTGGGACGTGCGTGGGTCTGGAGACGCCAGACCCACCCAGGATGGTGTGGTGGTGATGGCTGACCCTGACGCGGTGTTCGCCACCACGCCAATTCCTGCGCGCGACGCGGGGCGCAGCTTCCTCACGGGGCGCGTCGTCGTAGACCCTCCCGACTCCCCCGCCTTCTCCCCCCGCGCGGCCATCGGCGTGCATGACGGAGGGACGATGGCCCTTGCGGCCGTCGTTGACGTCGAGGGGTTTCGTCACCTGGGCCTCCTCACGGGCAACGGGGAATGGACCGACGCGTCCGCGTGGGGGCTCTTTCCGGCCCTTGACCTGCGGGCGGAGACCCCCACGACGCTGCGTGTCGTCAGCCAGACAGGACTCACCAGGGCGCTTCGACCGGGAGACCGCCTACGGATTGCCTCCGGGCCTCAGGCGGGAGCTCTCGTGATCGCACGCGTGCACCGGAACGACCTGTCTCAGGTGCTGCTGGACCTCGTCGATCCCCTGCCGGTAGACCCGGACGAGGAGGGAGGACGCAGCCTTCGAGGAACCCTGGACCTCGGCGTGACGTCCTCGACCTGGATCCTCCGGGTCGACGTGCGCGGAGCGGAGGTGTCGGCCTCCGCAGCCTCCGCGGAGGCCGCGCTCGTCCAAGCCAGCGGAGGCGCGAGACCTCCGCTCCGCGCGCCCCTCCTCCTTCGGGGCGTCGCGGACCCTCTGACGCAGGGCGCTGGGATGTTCGGGTCTATCGTGGGTCGGTCCACCTGGCAGGCTGTCGTGGGAGAGGCGTACGGCGCGCGCCTTCCCGACCGTGCTCTCGTCGTCGACTCCCCCTTACCGGTTGCCTTTCCATCGGCCGACTGGGTCGAAGTACCTCCCGCAGAGGTGACGCCCTCCGTGGGTCTTGTCACCCTGCGAGGGGACGGAGGAGCTCATCCGGCCGGCGCGGCCCTCTTAACCCCGCTCATGGAGCGGGGCGCGATGGTGCAGGTGGTCTCGACCGCGGCCGTAAGAGAGGAGACGGGAACTGGCGACCTGTGGGTCGACGTGTGCGACGGGGATCGTCGGGTTGTCCTCGCCTCCCTCGTCACCGTCATGGACGGAGGCGTCGAGCGCGTCTGGTTGCCGGACGGAGCTGGGTTGTCGTCTGGTACCGATCCTGCGCTGTCCGGGTGGATGACGACCGGGGGGAGATGGGTGTCCTCTCCCGTCGCGCTGCGCGCGGACGGAAGCCCGTCCTCCGACATCGACCTGCCCACCGCGTTCCTGCTGCGCATGTCGGCGCGGGTGGACCCGGGGGGATCGGACGTACGCCTCGTGCTCGGCGACGCCGACCACGGAGTCGAGGTGCACCTGCGGCGCGGGGTCGCGGAGGTCCGCGCGGGTGCGGCCTTCCGCACGAGCGTCCCCATCCTCGCGGGTCCCGTGCGCGTCGAGGTGGGTATCTCCTTCGTGGGAGGCATCGTGTTCGTCGAGGGGGCCCCCCCTATCCCCCTCTCGCCTGTCGACTTGGCGGGATCCGTCCGCGCCTCGCCGGGGGCCACTGTGGCCGCGACCTCGGGAGCCCGCTTGTACCGCGTTGCGGTCTTCCTGCCCCCACCCGCCGGGGCTCGTCGCACGGTGGGGTTGCTGCTCGACCCCGCTAACCCTGGTGCCCTCGCGTCCTGGCGGCTGCCCCTCAAGGACGTAGACCCGCGGGTGTCAACGAACCTTCGCGTCCTGCTCGACCCAGCCTGGGGAGCGGTGGTACAGGCCCCAGGCACCCCACTCCCCTCCGGGTGGCTATCTGACAGGATCGACGACGCGAGCGTGGTGGTTCGCGCCGGGTACGAGGAGGCCCCGAGTGCGAACGGGTCCGCTCAGGGAGTGCTCGTAGGCGTCGGACCCGCCTCTCTCGGCCTGGTCGAGCACCTGGGTGCGCGCGTGCGCGTTGCGGCTCGTGACGTTCCCGGCGAGGTGGGACCGCAGCGTGCTGCGGTCCTCGGACGCAGCGCGATGACCTCCTCGGGCGACCACCTCTCAGACGCGCTGCCCGCAAGGTTCAGCGTGCCCGCACGCGCTGGCGTGGCCTCGATGGATGCGGCCGGCGTTCGCCTCGCGCGCCTGTTCCGCGCACGCCCCCTAGGCACGACTCACTGGTGGGAACCCCCCGTGGTCGAGCTGCGCGACGACGGTGCGGTCCAGCTACCTGTGGTGTACGAGGGCGTTGTGGAGGTGGAGGGAGTGCCCGCGCGCATGACCCACCCCGAGACGCTGGAGTCGATGGCCGTCGCGGGGTCGCCGCACGAGCACGGGGAGGGCACCCCGCCCTTCTACCCCCTGTGGATGAGCCGCCCCACGCGCAGGGACTACGCGGACCCTGACTCGACGGGAAAGTCCGCGGGCTACGACCCCCTCGACGTGGACCGCTCGCTGCTCCTACAGGCGGAGCGCCGCATCGAGGACGGGGGTGTTCGTCAGCGCGTCTGGGTCGCGAGCGACGACCCAGATGACGGACCTCCAACGACAGGCGACGGGCCGGGCGACGACGGGGGTGGAGGGCCGAACATCGAGCTTGAGGGCTACGAGGAGACGTTCCCGCGCCCGCGGGACGGCACCAACGTCGGGGCGATGCTGGTCGGGGGCCTGTTCCGCCCGCGCGGAGGGAAGCATCCGGGAACCCCCACACTCGACCGCAGGGGTCAGGGACCCGCCTACGTGCTCGCGCCGGCCCCCTGGCTCGTGTCGATCGAGCTACTCCCCTAGCCCGGAGGCGGCTTGCGTAAGTCCGGGGTCTGCACATCCTCGAAGTAGGTGGGATAGTTCGGGTTCGTCAGGGTGGCGCGGATCGACTCTGGGATCTCTCCGCGCAGCCCCTGCTGCCAGATCTTGAGGGTGGTCAGCAGTTCCCTAGCGCCTCCATCGGAGGCTAAGCCGCCTCGGGCTGCGTCATCGGCCAGCTTGTAGGCCGCGAGGCGGATGCGCCGTTCGATCTCATCCAGGCTCTGAGCCTGGTCTGATAGTTTTGTGGGCTCGCTCATAATCCCACATCGAACGCGGGGGCCCGTCCAGAGCTGACTACGCGCAGCGCTTGATCTGCTCGCACCCACCACTCGAGGGGACGTCTGGCCCCGGCGGGGCCTTAGGCTCCTGGATGGAGGGGATCTTTCGCCCTGAGGTGCCGCAGCTACACCCGACCCACAGGATGAACACGTTGAACAGGAGGATCCTCATGGAGTGGTTTACCCCCGACGACGATCGCCTGCCCCACGACCTGCGCAGGGTAGGTGATGGTGTGAGACTCCATGGAGGACGTCGTCAGGAGACGATGGGGACCTTGGTGGATGACCTCCCAGTCCCGCTGCGTATTGTGTTCCTGTTCCATGACTGCGCCCATTATACGAGAGGACCCGCATGCACATCTTCCAGCATGACCAGCGCACCACGCAGGACGCCAAGGGCGTCGTCCTGCTGGAGCTATACGACGCGGAGGATGAGCTCGTCCTCACCCGCCTCATTCCCAACACGATCGTGTACGACGCCTCGATCGCGATGTGTCGGCTGGTACGCGACTCGCGCCTGCCGACGGCGGGGCAGAACAACGGGGTCACGATGCTCGCCGTGGGGACTGGCGCGACCGGCGAGGACCCCAACAACCCCGACCGCCCCCAGCCCGAGCAGCGTCGGCTGAACCGCGAGGTGTTTCGCAAGACGTTCGCGGCCGTCCAAAATCGGGACCAGGCGGGACGAGCCGTCTCCTACGACACCAACGTGGTGGACTTCGTGACCGTCCTGGCGGACGGCGAGGCGGTCGCCCCCCTCAACGAGATGGCGCTCCTCCTGCCGGCCTCTCCGAACCCCGCGGTGACGAATCCAATTAGTCAAAAACCGCTTCAATATGATCCGACCGTGGATGTTCGCGGTAAGGATTTACTATTTAACTACTTCACATTCGGTGTAATTAACAAACCCGCGAGGGGCCGGCTCAAGATCACGTGGAGAATAAGTTTTTAACATAACAACTATGTCAGAAAGAAAACGAGCATATAACGCTCAATACTACATCGAGCATAGAGAGCAAGCCATCGCGCGTGCTATGGAGCAATACTACGCGGACCCCAAGGCACACAACGCCAGGAGTCGCGAGCGCTACCACGCTAACAAGGAGCGATATGAGCCTGCGCGTCAGGCGTGGACCGCAGAGAACCGCGAGAAGATGCTCACCTACTACCGACGGAAGCAGGCTGACTTCGTCGAGTTCCTCCGCTCTTTGAAGGAGGGGAAGTCCTGCGGGCGGTGCGTAAACCTGTATCCGCACTACGTCATGGAGTTCGACCATGTACGCGGGGTGAAGAAGTACACAGTAAGTAGTATGACGAACTATCGTCGCGAGCTTGTTCTGGAGGAGATCGCGAAGTGCGACCTTCTCTGCTGTGTGTGTCATCGCATTAAGACGCATGAGGGGCGGTCCACCCCTAAGACAAAGAAGCTAATCGAGTTTCGTGATTGGTTGTTTGTATTGAAATCAAACCCCTGCATGGACTGCACGCGCACCTACCCATCAGTCGCGATGGACTTCGACCACGTGCGAGGAGAGAAGCACTCCGAGGTGACCGACATGTGGTCCTGGAGTCGCTCCAAGGTCCTCGCCGAGATCGCCAAGTGCGAGCTCGTGTGCGCGAACTGCCACCGGGTACGAACCTACACGAGGGGCGCGGAAGCTCGCGCGAAGGCCGCTTAGATGCCGAAGATCGACCGCACCGACTACTACGACGCCCTCGCCCTGGGGACCACCCCCAAGGAGGTACGCGTCGTGGGTACCTCGACGACGACGGGGTGGCACACCGGGTCGCGCGCGACCAACCTCGTTGTCCTCCAGGCGGGAAAGCCCGTCCTCGACCGGGACCTCAACCTCGCGCAGCTGAACCTCGACGAGCGCTGGGCCGACGTGCTGTCGCACCAGGCCCCATCGGGCTGGCTCCGGGCCTCCCGGCGCGTGAGCCCGGCGCTCGACCTTGCTGTGGGGCCCGCTCCGTGGCGCTTGTCCGACGACAGCGGGAGGAAGGTCATCACCGGGGGGGTCCTGCGCAACGGGCTCGTCATCCGGCGGCTGGATGCGCTCGTGGCCGGGATGCCGATCGTCGTCGAGTACACGAACACCAAGACCCCTGGCTGGAACATC